GCTGTAGCCGCGCATCCCGCTCAGGTCCGCTCAGGTCCGGCTGTAGCCGCGCATCCCGCTCAGGTCCGCTCAGGTCCGGCTGTAGCCGCGCATCCCGCTCAGGTCCGCTCAGGTCCGGCTGTAGCCGCGCATCCCGCTATTGCGACGCATTCTCAAAAACTGTTGCGCAAACAAGCAATTATGTTGCGTCAATCAGCAACAATCATGCGCCGTTGTAATAAAATTGCGCGACCGAGCAACAATCGTGCGCCTGACCGCTCGAAAGTTGCGTCAGGGGCGGGGCAATCCGGTTCAGGGGCGGGGCAATCCGGTTCAGGGGCGGGGCAACCTCGTTCAGGGGCGGGGCAACCTCGTTCAGGGGCGGGGCAATCCGGTTCAATTGCAGCAATTGACACAATGCGATTGCAGTGGTAAGTATTGCACATATACAAGGGAGTGATTCGATGAAACGATCTGAAGCAATCATGTGGACCACGTGCCTGCTGCTCGGTGCAGTGGTGTGGGCCTTGGCAATCCGAGGTGTCACATGCGTGGTCTGACCCGTCCCGATGGCTCGCGGGTGCTGCGATATGCACCGGGCGACGGCCATCTGTCCTACAACGTGGCAGACGAGCGCGGTCGATCGCTGCGCTACGATGTGACACGGCAAGAGGCCGAACAACTCTGCCCTGCTGGGTGGGTCATCTATGGTGATGGACCTTACTGGCGGGCACGTCCCAACACCGACACAACCGGAGCAAACTGATGCAAAAATTCGATGCCGCAATTGTCGTTGACACCCGCCGCGCTGGCGAAACGTGGTGCGTGTATGAGCACCAAGCTGTGATGCGCGAGGGTGAGCCGCCTGAGACTATCATGGTCGGTGCCTGCCGCCTCGTCGATGTCTATCACGTGCGGGACGGCAAGACGAACAGCGAGTGGTCGCAGATATTCGCAAACGGCGGACATGTCCTCGTGCGGATCGTCGCCACCACGCTCAACCGGCAGGATGCTTTCCGTGTTGCAGCCGAGATGGTGCGCGACAGCCGCCCGCAACCCCGCTGCAACCTGCTCGGTTACAATGTTCGTGGTGCTCGTCGCCCGGTGATCTGCCTGAACAACGGCAAGCGGTATGAGACGCAGTTGCACGCTGCTGCGGAACTCGGCATTCACGCATCGGCTATCTCGCGGCACCTGCGCGGTCATGCTTCACGTGCTCAGGGGATGCAGTTCGTCTATGCGAGCGATGCACCTGAGCAGGCGCGGGAGGTTGTATAGCCGGTGAGCGTGTGATACACCGACGCGGTGAGCATCAACCGCACCCTGTCCGCAATGCAGCAGTCCGCTCAGGTCGTCCATGTGGTGCCTGAGCGGACTGCTCGTGCATTGGAGCGGCGAGGTCTGGTGCGACGGACTGTAGTGGTGCCGCAGCCCGCAGAGGGTGTCGCGGTCAATCTGACTGTGCGGGGTAAGTCGTGGCGTGCTGCTGTCAGGTCCGCAGCGCCCGCACCAGTGATCGAGCCTGAGCAGCCGACAGAGTAACATCCCCCGGCTTGACGCGGGGGTTAGCAGGTGTTGCAGCCGCTTCGAGTTTCTTGGCTGCTGCGGCGCGCTTCTGCTTGGGTGTCTTAGTCGGCATCACTCATACCTCGTGTTGCGGTGGGGCGGGAATGTTCGGCAAGCGCAACCAGTGAGTGCAAACCGCCCATCTACCCGTCCAAGGATTCAGAAGCGCGTTCTGTCGCATGTCATACTTCTTACCGATGAAGAACGGTGAATAGCCGTCACCCTGCGGCCTGAGACCTACTAACCACTCATCTCTCGGCGCACTCTCAATCGGCAACCACTGACTCATCATTCATACCCCTGATCAATACCATACCGGGCGACATCCGCCCCACTGTGCAGCGAGTATAGCAGACCGCACACCGCTACGTCCTCTTGGAAATACGGACGGATTTGCCGACCCGCTTCACGATAGCCCATCCCTTCAAGCACTGCACGGATCGCGTGGGGCGGCAGATTGCCGCGCACCACCTGCCGATCGCGCATGTGCTTCAGTGCTGCAATCTCCGACACCCAGCCAGCAGCGAAACCTGGTGCTCTCGTCTCAATCGCTTCAGCCAGAGCGCGCTCGATGGGTGAGCGGCTGATGCTCACTGCCTCATCCCAGCTGGTGGTGATGGGTGCGCGCATCGGAATGCTGTCGCGGCTGACCGGACGGGTGGACAGGTAATGTGCGACATGCTTCTGCCCGTCACCCCTGAGCCACTTGTAGAGCGCCTTGAAATAGTCATCGTCCATGCCGCGCGCCAGCAGATCGTCGAAGGTCTGGATCGGACTATAGAAGATCGCATAGCGGCGACCATTGCGCGACACCGGCACAGCGTCTTTCCAATTTGAGAAAAACATCCACTTGGCGCAGTTGTCTTCCATCTCCTGATCGACACCCTTGCTCTGCACCTCAATCAGTTCTTCGGAGATGAGCGGCTTGAGCACTTCGACGAGGTGCCGCTTTTCGTCAACCTTGATCTCGTCAGCAAGGATGAATACCTTGCCGCGCATCCACCCGTTGAATTTGCCGCCGCTGTCAGCCAGTTGCTGTGCATCGGGGAAGTGGACGTAAGGTGCGCCGACTGCATAGGTCATGGCGATCTTGATCACGTTCTTGCCGATCCCCTCAGCCGACTGAATAACAGGTGCCCACGGGATCTTGAAGCCGGGGAACTGCACCACGGCAGCCATCCAGTCGAGCAGGATGTTCAGGTCGTTCGGGTCAGGAATGATCGCTTGCAGGTGGCGCAGGAACGGTCCTACGTCACCCGGCACCGTGTCGATGGCTGGGCGGACGTAGGTATTCACACCCTTCCGACCGAGCACGTCCACAATGATTTCGGACGGTTCACGGTCTGGCAGGAAGCGCAGGTGATCCACCTTTGGCACCCGCCACAGTGTCGAGCGTGTTGCAGCCTTCCACGGTTCGTCCGTGGTCTTGCCGTCCTGCGTGATGATGAATTTCTTGCCGCTGTAGTCGCCGCTGTTGAAGCTGGTCTGCGTGTAGAACCTGCCGTTCGGCAGCATCATCTTGCCCATCGACCCGACGAAGACGCAGCCCTTGAACCAGATTTTGCATTCCTCGGATGTCAGGAACTCACCGCTGCAATCCAATGCAGGCGGCTCCTGTGTGGGCATAGGCGGTGCAGATGGTGCGCGTGCTGCGGGTGCGGGTGTTGCGCCGCTCACTCCGAAAGATGTCATCGCTTTGAGTGAAGGTATGCGTGACACAAGTGACTTCCACCCAAGTTGCGTGCTGTCGATCGAGCGCCACAATTTTTCGTTCTCGGCAGCGCTATCGTTCGTATAACCAGAACACCAGTTGAGCCACATCGCTTTAAGGTCGTCAGGCTCCATCAGGGTCCAACCCGACTGCTTGAATGCAGCGGTGATGCCGAGCCAATCCTCTCTCGACAACTCATTCGGATCAACCAGTTCAAGTGCGCGCTTCAACCATTCGACACTCGGTGCAGCAAGCGACACGTCACCCAAGTTGTGCCGTTCGCCGCCGCCGTCGATGACCGTGACATGCACAAGTGCTGCTTCGAGTTGATCCACAGTGAGCGGATGACCGTAGCCAGGTAGTGCTTCGCAGTGCGCGAGATAGGGATGACTGTATTTATGATTGAGAGTCCCCGGCACCCTGAGCACGCGGGTAGCATCAATAACCGCTTTGTCACCGTTGAACAGGGTGCGGAGTTTACGCTGAACCGTTTTGAAGCGATCATTGTCTTGATAGCCGATCACCGGCCAATATGTGTGATACTTTCCCGGAGATGAGAACACACGAAATCCAGGTGCGGGTAGCCATTGCGCAGCTGCTTCGGACTGCTGTTGAGCGTCGATGCCGTCGTGATCCACCACATGCGCTCGGATCATCTGGACGTTGTGCATTTCTCGACCGTGCCCGTCCATCTGTGAGACGGTAACGAAGCAACCGTGCTGCGCATTGTTCCACGCGCAAAGCCACTCCCAAGCCTGCGCAAGAGTGCCACGGAACACCTGACCCGGCGCACCGCGATCCACATCGGACAGGCAGCGCCAGTCCATGACGGATTCACTGCTGCCGCTCAGCGCCGTAACGTAAGCGCTTGCAAGTTCAAAATTCTGCATTGCGCAACTCTTTCAAGCGTTGGATCACTTCGGGTCGGTGCGCATGACGTTCGGCAACAGCGCAACACATCGCGATGAAGTCGATTTCAAGGTGTTGGTTTTTGCCTGTGTTGTACATATTGCATACGACTTGCGCGTTACGGAAGGTGTAACCTTGTTTCGGATCAATCCTGTCAATCGAAGATGCTGTGCCGACGCGACCACCTGTGCGCGGCGCTGCAAACTTCAAACCTGATTTTTCGCAGACGCCTCGCCTAAGTCGTTCTAAAACCCAATCGTTGGTGATTTCAAATTCAAGACTGTATTTTTTAGCTCTTGTGCGAGCCGATAAAATCAGAGCCTTTGCGTGACCTTCAAGTGTTTGTCGATAAGCGAGCATTCGCTTTATGGTTTTTTCCGAGTTCCGCACGTAGTGTTTCTTCGCGTAATCGGAACAACACGAACGACAGTGATCGGACAAACCGGTGTGCCGCTTACTGTGCTTGTTGTAGTTGTCACGGTGAAGCCACTTGTCACAGCCGGGGCAGTGCTTGTAGTCTCCGACCATTTCTTTTCTGACGCTCACGCCTTCCTCCCCCACACCGCTTCAACGTCCGCAACCCGCCACCGACGCGGCTGAGTGCCGGGGATCGGCGCGATTGCGAATCGCCCGTCTTCCAACATGTTGTAGAAGGTTTTTCGGCTGACACCGACCATTTTAGCGACACGACTTGCGTCGCAGGTGCTCGGCTTGCCGTCTCTTTTAACATGTGTCTTGTTGTAGAGAGGTTTTTCTGATTTTATCGCCAGTCTCTCAGATTCGGCTGCTTGAGACATGGTTTCAAAGTGTTCAATAGTGATTGCTGTAATTCTTCTGAACCAGTGCGATTCAGATTTGTGCTGCTTCACGCGCGTAAAGGTGCTGGCTGAGATACCAACATAGAGAAGAACACCGTCTCGGTCGTAGTGTCGATACAACTCAGCCATCACTGCACCCCCCAACAAATGCTTCAACCGCAGCACGGTGCCACACAGGCGGCTCGATCCCGGTGAGCGGCTGCACGGGGCACACGCCGCGCTTGACCCACTTGCGTAGGGTTTTTCGATCTATCCCTAGTGCTGCGGCGGTCTCAGTGCTATTCAGCAGAGCCTTGGGGCTTGTGTCCGTCATGATTCGGACACCTAACGCAGTGTTGCGGTGCTGGCAACCCCTTTTCACCCCGAAAATACCCACTTGACGCGAATCACTTCACCTGCCACCAGACGGCATGGTTCAAGGCATCAAGAAAGACAAGCGTACTGATTCGGCGCTGCATGACATCGTGACCGGCACAGGTAACACACGTGCAGCACAAAATAAGAGATGGTGGGCTGCTCGACTGATGGGGCCGGATCGGCAGAAGTACAGCAGGATGCTGTTCGGGTTGCCGCCTTTGGATGGAGACAGTGAATGACGCAGCAGAGACCGTTTGAACCGGGTGAACATCACCGAATCGTGCTTGAGCACTATGCTGTTACGCTTGAGCGGATCGCGCAGTCAATGCAGGCTCGCGCTCGCCGCGAGGATGTCGAGGTGCTGTCGGAAGCGCACGGCTTCGACCTTGAAGCGATGGATCAATACGCCGATCAGGTACGCGCTGTGCGCTGTATGATCCAAATGGAGAATCGCAAGTGATCACCACCCATATCTCTCTCGACCTCGAAACCTGGGGCACCAGTCCCGGCTGCGACATCCGAAGCATTGGTGCGTGCTTGTTCGTCCCGCACACCGGATACGTGGCAGACCCAACCGATCTGATCGAGCAGAATTGCAACGTCCCTCACACATTCTACATCGCCACAGACAACCCGCACGGCTATTGGGGCAACGGCAGCAGCCGCGACAGGTTCTTCGAGACGGGCAACCGTGGCGACCGCCTCAAGTATCCGCTGAAGCGCGATCCGAAGACCGTGCGGTGGTGGAGCAAGCAGTCGGCTGAAGCACAGGCTGCATTTGAGAAGCCGGTGGACTTGCGCATCGCTCTGAGCCGCTTCAGCGTGTGGCTGGCAGACGTGTCGCCGGATGTGACGCAGGTGCGGCTGTGGGCGCACGGCAAGCACTTCGACATTCCGATCCTCGCCGCAGCATATGAAGCAGTCGGACTGCCTGTGCCGTGGCATTACCGCGCACCCCGCGACACCCGCACCGCTTTCGACATGGCTGGCATCGACGATCACAGTGCGTGGCTGAAGCAGCATCCGGGGCCGCTCGGTGTGCCGCATCATGCTTTGGATGACGCGATCTGTCAGGCTCGTGCGGTGTGCGGTGCTTATCGGGTGCTGCGAGATGCCTAACCCGTCGAAATTCGTAGCGGGCTGTCCCAAGTGCGGCGGTGAGACAACCGTGAAGGACATGCGCCCGCTTCAGTCAGGCGATGTGACACGCCGCCGTGAGTGCAACGTGTGCAAGCACCGCTACACCACGCTTGAGATCGTCTATGACGGTCATGCCCGCAACAAAGAGGTTGCCCGATGGGCAGCGCAACACAACAGAGGAATGATTGACGATGGTGAGTAGTATTCAATGCTATCTCGACGGTGCAGGTGGTATTCACCGCAGCGCCGCAGACGCACACCGCGCAGACATGCAGCAGTGGCTTCAGGCGACTGGTGCCGTCAATGAAGCAAGTGCTGCGGCGCTCGCTCGTCTCGTGGTCGATGACCGCGACACGTTGTTTCAACTCGTGTCGATGCTTGAGGCTGTGGCGCGTGATGTGGTGGAGCAGACGGCATGAGTGATTTATTCCATCAGAGTCAGTTGCCGCCTGCGCAAAACAAGTTTCATGTCGGTAATGGGTCGGACGGTAAGCATTACTGGCTGACACCACCGGAACTTTTCGCGCGGTTGCACGCTGAGTTCAACTTCGACTTCGATCCCTGCCCTTATCCGTTGCCTGAAGGATTTGACGGCCTCACATGCGAGTGGGGTCGCAGCAACTATGTCAACCCACCGTTTGGTTCAATCATGCACCAAGGGCCGGGTGAAAAGCGAGCGACCAAGAAGGGTCCGACCGCATGGGTTCGCAAGTCGATTGAAGAATGGCAGAAGGGTAAGCTGGTCGTGCTGGTTTATCCGGTTGACAAATGGTTGCTCATGCTCACGAAGTCGATCTTCGGTGACGCAGCGGACATTCGCAATCTGGGTGACGTGAAATGGTGCGCCACCGAAGATGGTTCGGCGGGTAAAGGCACCGGTCGCCACATTGCTTGTTTCATTCTCCGACCGAAAGGACTCGTGTGATGCACGTTGAATACATCCGCCGCCGCGCTGAAGCACTGCGCACAGCCGCTGCGACCACTATGGACCCGAGTGTGCGCGACGACTACACGTCCGGTGCGCGCTATCTGGATCTGGTCGCTGATGAACTTGCAGCGGGGTTTCATGAGTGAATGGCGACACCAGGGCAAGCAGGTGCTTCAGGACGGGCGGCATTTCGCAGATGCAGTCGGTGAGTTAGAAGCGTTGATGATCGTCAATGCCATGCGGGCGGTGGATGAGCGGGCTGACTGGTCTGCATCACGTGCCGCACTCTGCCGCCCCCGCCGCGAAGGTGACGAGTATGTGTGCTCAAAGGGGTGCGGCGTCCGATGGGATGTGCGGGAGCCTGCGCCGCGTTGTGGGAGAGCGATATGACTGAGCAGGTGAAGCGTTTCGTGCTGTTCGCTGGGTCGGACTATTATCCATCAGGCGGATGGGACGATTTCAGAAGTTCACATGATACAATCGAAGAAGCCATCGCAGCCGCAGCGCTTCCGCATCGTTGGGGAACTGACTGGTGGCAGGTTGTGGACATTCAGAACGGCTACAAAGCCGCCGATTCGTGGTATAACCCCACCGGGGATCAAGCGGTTGCAGCGGCACGTGCTCGCTACGATGCAATCTGATCTATTCCACGTCCCGCAGTGGCAAGTGAGCCAGTCGAGCGCTGGTCATATGGTGCTGCTGCGGGACGGCTACCCGGTGGCTCAGGGCGCACTCAGCACCCTAAGCATTCATCCAAGCGCGCCGTTGTTCATCCGTGAAATGAGCGACGATAGGATCACCAGCGACAAGCAGTGACTGGATGATCACCCGATCGCCTGCTGCGATGCCCGCCTGCTTCACTTCCTGCCGTAGCGCGGTGATGCCGCCCTCGAAGTGGAAAAGCACGCCAGCGTGGGACTTGCCGACGATCTTGCCGATGCCGCGCGCTGTCACAGCTGCCACGCCGCCCTGATGCCAGAGGGTGATACCCGCCTGGATCATTGCGGCTTTCTGCCGTTCGCCGTGCATATACTTTGCCATATCTCAGTAATGCCCTGAAACCTTACAGGCTGTCAAGCCACAGGTCAGCAGGTGCCGCCCTGTAAGGCCCGTCAAGCGCAACAGTGGCGCGGTGTGTCAGTGCGTCAGGGACTGCTTCGTATGACCACCCGCGCCGCCCTTTGCAGGCTGCGACAGCCTGTTCGCGCCGTACAACCGCTCGCTTGACGCACTGCTGCGCATCTCGGATGATGAACACTGTGCCGCGATCGGCTAGAGGGTGCATAGCGACCGCACCTGCGCCGGATCGGTCACGAAGCCCCCGATGCCCCCGACCGATCGGATCAGGTCGATAAAGCGCGCTTGAGCCGCTGCCCGCTGATCGCCGGGGGTCATGTGCCAGTCGGAATGCTTGCATTCAATCGCTGTGAAGACACCGAGCGTGCGCCCCACATGATGCGGTTGGATCAGGACGGGCATGACTCCGATAAGGTCGCTGCTGGCGAGCGCCCGGTTCATTTGCTGAGAGTCGTTGCAGAGACCGTATCGAATGATGCGACCCTGCTTGTCCTCACAGGCTCCCACGTTGTTGCGATAGGCGAGCGCGCCGAGGCGTGCGAGTTCGAGGCGGACGCGCTGCTGTACGGCTGATTCAAGCATTGATTTCGCTCCACACCCGACCGACTGCGGGGTAATAGTACGCCTGATCACGCTCAATCGACAACCATCTGCGACCTGTGCGCTCTGCTGCAACCGCTGTGGTTCCACTGCCGCCAAACGGGTCGAGTACCAGATCACCTACGTCTGTGCTGTTCTCAATATAATGACACATTAATTCGGCTGGTTTTTCTGTCGGATGTCTTTTGTTGCGAGGGTTGTCAAACTTGAAACCTTGCGATGAAGACATGTCGTTGATGGGCTTTACGGGTCGTTTCGCTGCGAAAATTGTATATTCACAGTCCTTCATATACCATCTGTTTGCAGTCTTATTATTCTTATCCCATCGAAGCAGGTTGTGAAAATGAAAACCGTGTTCTTCGACAGCATTCAAAGCGTCACGAAGGTTAAGGTTGTTAGTCATAAGATAAAGATGCGACGCCGGTTTTAACACTCGATGTAAAACAGGCAAGTAATCGTCAAAATTGATTTCGTTGTGTGTGAAAATTTTACCATCGTTCTTTGAAAGCACTGAGGTTTTCCAACCTGCTGCAAGTTTAGATGATGTACCACCACTAATCACTTTATATGGTGGATCAGTAACAACGCAATCAACACTGCCATCCGGCACAGCCGACAGCAAATCAAGGCAGTCACCCAGCCAGAACTCTCCGTTGCCGATCTTCATACCTGATACCAACCCTCCACCTTAGCAGCCAGCGCATCCATCTCAGCGCGCTTCCCGGCCATTGCAGTCAACACGTCCACACCGGTCGTCAGGTAAAAGCGCCGCAATATGCTCTGATCACTCTCACCCGCAGCACGTCGCACACCCGCCCACTGCTCGATGGCCTGCTTCAGACGTTCTTGGCTGGCATGACGCTCCATCTGCCGGTTCACCGCACCCGCAGCAGCCACCGGCCCCGCGACAGCCCCCACACGTTCCGCAACGTCGCCGGGTGCCTCAAGCTGCATCGCAGCGCGCATTGCGGCAAGTGTGGCGCGGTCGAGCAGCATCAGATCCCCGTCCACCTGCTCGATGCTGCGTGCGCCGCCCTCTGGCACAGGCGGTGCCTCGCCGCAATACGGACAGGCTGGCAGGCAGCGCTCATACGGGCGGCTGCACGACCGGCAGGCAGTGAGCGGTATGTCGTCTGGATCAGGCTCGCGCCTGCTGCGTTTGTCGCGGCGGTCGAGCGTCCACAGTCGGGGCCGGTCAGGCAGTCCGTGGCGTTTCCAATTGCTCACGTGGTCGATCACCCAGCCCGTCGTTTTGCCGGGGAAGACACGCATTGCACGTCCGAACATCTGAAGAAACTTGTTCAGCGATGCAGTTGGACGGGCCATGATGACCACTTCACACGCGGGCACGTTGAATCCCTCATCGAACAGATCGACGTTTACCAGCACCTGAATGCGACCGTCCTTGAAGCGGCGGATCATGTCACGCCTGACACCCGTGTCGGTCTTGGCGCTGACCGAAGCAGCTGGAATACCCGCTTCATTGAAGCGACTGGCGATTTCATTGGACGTTTCAACATCTGTAGCAAAGCAGATGGCGCGCTTGCCGTTCACCCAGCGTTGATACTCTGCAACCACATCCCCGACGATGTGCGACTTCTTGGATGCTTCGCGCATCTTTACAGGACTGAAGTCGCCCTTCGCAGTGATCGCATCGTCACCGATTTCATAGTCCGACACCGGCACAATGATTTCATATTCGGACAGCGCACCCATGTCGATCAGTTCGCGCATGGTAGGCCCGACACACATTGCATCAAACAGCCCCTCGTGATGACGACCGAGACCGTTACCGTCTGCGCGCGACGGGCAGGCTGTCACACCGAGACCGAATGCGTTCGGGAACAGTTCGACCGCCTTGCCCCAGGTGTTGCCTTTCAGCAGGTGGTGGGACTCATCGAGTGTCCAGCGGTTTACTTGCTGACCCCACGACCGCAGTTCATCAATGCGGCTCATGATCGTTTGGACTGAGCCGACCGCGCAACGTGCGTCAGGGTTGTAAAATGACCGCCCGAACTCAGCGCGGTGTTCTGCTACGATGCCAGCGATCGTTGATTTGCTGCCGATGATGCGATGCGGAATGCCGCGCTCTGCAACAGCCAGTGACATTTGCCCAACGAGTTCATTGCGGTGTGCCATGATACACTCAGTAAGACCCTGATTGTGCCCGTCGAGAATGATGTCCGTAGAAAGCACGGTCTTGCCACTGCCGGTTGGCGCGATCGCAAGCACGTTGCGAGCGCCGTTCTGCCACGCTTCATAGATGCGCCGCTTCAAGTCTGCTTGGTCTGGGCGGAGTGTGATCATTTGTTGAACTCAACCACACACTTGCAGAACATAATGTACTCTTCGTCCGTCATCTGATTTTTACCAATGTTGTAAGCCACACACACGACCTGAACGTTATCATCGGTGTAAGGGCCGAAGGGGTCTATTTTATCCAGCGATGGTGCGAAAGGGTTGTTCTGCTTTTCGGGGTGTGGTCTCAAATCGAACGGTATTGCTGTTCGTTCGCAGAAGCCTCTCGCTACCGCTTTTTCAATTTTTTCATAGGACAGATCGAAAAATATGTTGTTTTTCTTCGCTCTAACCTGAGCGCCTTTCCACATCTGTTTTGATCTGCCTCTTATCGACGACCGGTATCTGTCAGCGATACGCTTGTAGTCTTCAGCATGTTCAACTCTGTATCTTTTTTGACGCGCTCTTATTTCTTCTCGGTTCTGTTCATAGCGATTTTTGTGTTTCTCTTTGTTTCGCAGGTAAGAATCGCGGTTGTCTTCTCTACCACAGGGCTTGCATCTTTTTTGCAACCCGTCTTTAAACGCTTTGTTTTTCGCAAAGTCGCTGAATGGTTTCTCGATTTTACACTTATCACAACGCTTCATATCTTGTAACCAGTCGGCATGATGGCGAGCACGTTGCGGTTGCCAGCTTGGTACGACTGGTAGATGCGCGCGATGATGTCGGATTGGTAGGGGCGCAGTTGGATTGTCACAGCGTGGCACCCCATTGTTCGGCCATCGCAGCGGCAAAACCGGCATAGAAGCGTGATCGCTCGTGCCCACGGTTCGGCCCAGGCGACATGTAGTGGATGCGCTCCCGTTCACGCTTCGGGAGTGTCATCATGTGTTCGTACACATTGTTCGTCTCCACCAGTCGCGGTAGGTTCCACAGCGCGAAACCTGTTTTCTTCTGCTCCGGGTGCCCGTGCTGCCACGGGTGAATGTACTGCACGTCAGCTTGGTATGCACCACGCAGGACGGGGAATATAACTGACGCGGGGTTTTCGACCGCAACACGATCGCTCTGAGCGCGTGCAAGCCCTACAGTCTCGCACGTCCAGGCGATTGCCGCCAAACGCTTTCCGTAACCCGAGGATGTGGTTCCGTAGTGCATGTTACCGCAGACGGCCATTGCAGTGCAGTCAGGGTGCAGAACGATCAAGTCCCACCGCCGCAGCATGATAGCCGCCCGCACATCGCATTGCATGTGCCAAGTCGGATCACCTTCGCACGGCTTCAGGTCGCACGAGAATGCGTCGTGCCCGCAAGCACGGAACGCATCTCGCACTGTGGCGGAATACTCGCAACCAATCAGAACTGCTGTCACTTCCGACTCACCACCCAAATTTCCCAATACCCGCACGACCCGACGCGCTTGATGCTGGTCGGCACCCATGCCGGATCGTGAACCACTGCGCCGCCTTGGCAGACGACCACGTGATCGCCGCCCGCTCTGGTGTCGCTCGTGGTCGAGCCGAACAGCATCCAAGTGGTGTCAGGGTTGTTCGCGCCCATCCAGTCCAGCACGTCTTGCAGCGGCTGATCGTCCAGCGCAAACGCTGTGATCGTAAGCCCCCGCAAACCCAGCCAACGCCGCGCACTGGCACGTGCTTCTGTGCCGGTTGCGGCAAGGTCTGCAAAGTGCGGCACGTGCTCAGGGTCGAGATCCATGATCGACGCGATGCAGGCGCGCAGGCAGTCACCGTAGGACTGTGGGGGATCGTGGCGATTGCGGCACATTACGGGGGTCACTTACACCACCCCGGCACAGCAGCTGCGACATGCGAGCGACCGTCCGTCACCCACGGTCTGAAAAATGCGACCCAATGTGCAGCATCCGAATCACGGACGCAGGTGGGTCGATTGCGCGGGTCAAGGTTCTGCTCCAACGTGACAACGCCGCTGGGTGCAGCCTTGAGCAATTGCGTCAGACTGAGCAGATCGAGCGTCATGTGGCCCTGAGCAGCAGGCAGCGGTGTGCGGCACGGCTCAACGATTCGCTCATTCCAGGCGTCGAAGTCGGTGCCCGCGTCGGGCCAGTAGCCGATATTCTCCGAGATGCTGCACCCGAACGTGGTGATCGCGGTGGTGTAGCGCAGCGCCTCGACAGGTGTGAAGTCGATGAAGCCGCTGAACTGCGCCTCAGTGCGGCATTGCTCGACAAGCGCTGGGGTGGCGCGGATGTAGAAGGTGCCGGTGAACGGCTCGACTTCCTCGATCACGAGGTATGAGCGGTTTGATGCAAGAATCTTGCCGTTCTCAAGCCTGAAGCACTTGAAGGCTTCGTCGCAGTCCGAATCGGGTGCAGCGACGACATGGGACAGGCGAGCAATGGTGTCGCAGGGGATACGCATGTGATGGTGGCTCCAGTCGAGATACTTACCGCATTGAAGGTTTTTTCGCTTGCAGTCAACCCGTCACGTATGTATCACCGCGACAGAAACAACGGAGAATCACCCTCATGACTGCTTCACTCACTCTTACGGGATCGGTCGCCGCACTGACCGCCGCTCTTGCTGCTTTTGAGCGTGTCGATGGTGAGCCTGACGCTGGCTCTCGGACTGTCGCGCCGCTAACGCCTGCCAACAGCACGCTGTCGCAGGCGATCAGTTTCGCGGTTGCGGCTGACGCGGGAAACCCTTCCACCGACACTGGTGCTGGTATTCCGCAACAGATGCCGAGCCTGTCCGTTCCGAGTGGGGCTGCTCCGATCCCGACTGCCCCGATGCCGAGCATGTCGCCCGTCTCGACTACCATCCCTGCCATCCAGGATGGCGAGGATGATGAGGATGAAGCGGGTGCTGACACGGACGGCACCGGCACGGACGCTGAAGGTCTGCCGTGGGATGCGCGCATTCACTCGTCAAGCAAGAAAAAGACCGACAAGGGCTTGTGGGCTGCACGTCGCGGCGGGCCGAAGGGCGCGGAACTCGCGGTAATCAAGGACGAACTGCGCGGTGTGACGCAGGTGCCAATGCCGCTTCCGGTCGCACTCACACCTGTCCCGATGCCGCCGCCCGTGATTGAGCAGCCGGTCGCTGCACCGCTGCCGATGCCTGCTGTGATGCCGCCGCCCGTCCCGATGCCCGTTGCACCTGAGCCGGTCGCTGCACCGCTGCCTATGCCCACACCTGAGCCGGTCGCTGCACCCGCAGCAGCCGAAGAATGGGATTTCGCAAAGCTGATGGCACAGATCGGGCCGAAGATGGGCACCGTGATCGACCCGCAGTATCTGGCCCAGGTGTGCCAGCACTACGGCATTGGTGCGATCACCGACACTGCCACGAAGCCGGAACTGATCGGGCAGATCGTGGCGCAGTTCCAAGCGGATGGCCGCTGGTAAATCATAAGGTGAAACGTCGCGCGCCTGTTGCAACAGGTTCGGTCTGAGTAGCCTGAAGACACACGATAGGGGATCGGGCTGCGCGACACTGTGGCTTCTAACCCAACAAGAGATGTGGTCCGAGTTTCTTCGTGTGAGGTTGGCAGGGCGCGTGTCGATGACCCCTGCCAACCATCGGATGAGATGGAGTTTTACGGTATGAACATCACGATTGAATACATTGATGACGGGCGTATTCAGGTGGTATTGCATGACGTGCAACGGCAACTGATTTTCACACCCGATGTGTCGCTGGCAACGATCCGAGAAGCGATCATCGGTGAGTTGCTGCCGAACCTGACAGACGTGATGCTGCGCATCGCAGAGTCGCGCGCATGACAATCTTTCAACATCTGGACGGGGGTTTCTACGTCATCGCGGGGCAATACCCCGTCCAGATGAAGATGGATGATGGGCGGTGGGAACCTGCCGTCTATTACCGCCGCGTCACCCGTTCAGTCGATGGGCGCTGGCAGTATGAAGGCAAGAACCACTTCTGCACGACGCAAGCGCGTTGGAATGAGCGGTTTACGAGGATTGAGGTATGAGTGAGAACAAGTCGTCTTCGAGTGGCGGTATCGGATTTTTCAGTCTGCTGACTATCGTGTTCATCACGCTCAAACTGACTGGCTACATCACGTGGTCATGGTGGTGGGTGCTCGCACCGCTTTGGCTTGTGCCAGTCGTCATCCTGTCCATTACTGCACTGGTGTTTCTGGTTGCGCTGCTGTTCGAGTCTCGCAAGTGATTAGCGTCACAGCTACAGAACTGCCGCGCGTGATGCATTGCTTCGGCTCGCTGCAAATGCCGCAGGCTGTGCCGGGTGGCGGTGACACCACACAGCGCGACGAGGGCAATGCTGCACACTGGCTGGCCGAGCAGATGTTCAACGGCGCACCTGCTCACGCCGGTCTGACCGCACCGAACGGCTATGTCGTCACAGACGATATGGTGGAGCATGTGTCGCAGTATGTCAGCGCGCTCGACTGCGGCGAGATGGAAGCCGACACCAGTTACAGCGGTGCATCGTGGCAGGTGCGCGGTCGGGCTGATCATCTGGTGTATCGCACACATGATGTCCTCACTCACTTCTCCACCAGTCTCACCATCGACGACTTCAAGTATGGCTGGCGGCTCGTCTCACCCGTCCGTAACTGGACGTTGATGAGCCATGCTATCGGTTGGATCATCCGCACACAGCAGCGTCCTGACCGCATCGTGCTGCGCATCCATCAGCCGCGTCCGTATCATGCAGATGGGCCGCTGCGCGAGTGGTCATGCTCGTTTGAGGAACTGATGGGCTTCTACGCTCAGATCGACGCTCGCCTGTCCAACCCGACAGACGAACTGGTGACGAGCATGGAGCACTGCGCCAAGTGTCACGCCCTCGCCACCTGTCCGGCTGCTCGCAGTGCCAGCATGAACGCGCTGGACGTGATGGATCGCGTGTTCAGTGACGACTTACCGAAGCCGCTGCTGACCCGCGAAATGGAACTGATGCGGCAGGCGGTCAGCATGATCGAGGCGCGTCGGGACGCTATCGAGGAACTGGTGACGCACCGCATCAAGCAGGGCGAAGTGTTCGACGGTTACATGCTTGAGCGTCGGCACGGCCAGCGGCGGTGGAAGCCAGGATTGACCGGTAAAGTGCTGTCGATGCTGGCTGCTAAGGATCTGTCGAAGGATGGCGCAGTCACACCAGCTGAAGCAGAGCGGCGCGGTGTGAGCAAGGAAGCAATTGCAGCAATGACGGACAGGCCGCTGCTTGATCCGAAGTTGAAGGCAGTGGACGTTGATGCCCGTGGACGGGCTTTGTTTGGAGACCAATGACATGCGAATGACTACCCTAACCCCTCTCACCGCCGTTGCCTATAACAACGAAGGCAGCGGTCTGCTCACCCCGACCGGACGCATCGTGTGGGGCCACCCGCTTAAGCCGCGTCAGAAGATCGACAACGAGACGAAGCAGAAGGTGCTCGACCAGCAGGGTCAGCCGGTCATGGAAACGTCCTACGGGCTGGCGATCCCCATCGCTGAGTTCCAGCAGCACGTGTGGCCGGTGATGCACGCTGAAGCACTGAAGGGTTATCCCAACGGCGCACCGGGCAACTTCTCGTGGAAGATGACGCAGCCGACCGACATCGACAACAAGGGTCAGCCCTACAGCATCCGCGAAGGCTATGCCGATCATGTCGTGATTGCTGTTTCGACGCTGCTTGAGCCGCCACCTGCTTTCCGGTGGGACGCTGGCCGCAACCAGTGGGTGCAGATGCAGCCTGACGAGATCAAGTGCGGCGACTACATCCGCGCTGATCTGAATTTCAAGGTGAACGTCTCGACCAGCGCGACCCGCAAGCCGTCGCTCTATGTCAACCCGCGCGCGGTGCAGTTCGTCGGCTATGGTGCAGCGATCGTCAGCGCTGGGTATAACGTCGATCCGAGCAGCTTGTTCGGCGCTGGCCCTGCACCGCTGCCGCCCGGTGCAAGCGCTGTGCCGATCGGCGGTGCGCCTGATGTGGGGATGCCCGGTGCTGCTGCTATGCCCGGTGCTGCTGCTATGCCCGGTGCTGCTGCTATGCCCGGTGCTGCTGCTATGCCGGGTGCTCCGGTGGCTGCGATGCCGGGTGCTGCTGCGATGCCGAACCCTGCCCCTGCGGTGTCACCACCTCCCGCGCCTGTGACGGCACCGCCTGCGGCTACTCGACCCACTGACCCGTCGCACATCCACAACAACGGCAACGGCACCGAGCAGTGGTTCGTGAACGGTGCTTGGGACGGTGGTGCTCACCCTGTCCCGACTGCCGGTGCTGCTCTGCCGCCGCCTGCGACCGGATTTGTCGCACAAGCGGCGGGTATGCCGGGTGCGATGCCCCCGCGATAACAGGGGAGTGTGTGGGCGCTGCGGTGCGGATTTGCTGAGAGGTGATCCGTGCCGCGCGCCTAGCCCGCTCCCGTTCGACGACTGCATTCCCTTTTGAGGTGGTGAGATGAAAGAGCATAGTGAAATGGTGACGGCGCTGGTCAAGTCTGGCTCGCTGATCGTCCAGCAGATGACACCTGAGAAAGCGGACGCATGGCACGCTGCCACAGGTGTCGCAGGTGAAGCGGGCGAATTGCTTGATGCGGTGAAGAAACACGCGATCTACAACAAGCCGCTCGACCGCGAAAACGTGATCGAAGAACTCGGTGATCTTGAGTTCTACATGGAGCAGTTGCGCCAGAATATCGGTGTGACCCGCGAAGAAACGCTGGTTCACAACATGGGCAAGCTGGCAGTCCGCTACAACGAGCTTCGTTACTCCGATCAGGCTGCACAGGCTCGCGCCGATAAGCAGTGACCCACAAGACCCAATGCCACAACCTAGCAGTGTGTCTCGACTGCGGCGCTCGATGCAATGCGACAAACGCCCGTCCGTGGGCGCATCATCACGCGCGGCATCACAGACACACTGTTGAACTGCAACTCGGATGGGAGATACGACCGTGCAATCCCGCATAGACAGCTTCATGGAAGCGTTGGTGAATGTCGCCATCGGCTTCGGGATCAACTTCCTCGCCAACTGGCTCATACTGCCGTGGTATTTCGGGATTGAGCCTGATCTCGGCAGTTTCGCGCTGCTCGGTGTGATCTACACCTTCATCAGCATTGCGCGGTCTTATGTGATTCGCCGCGCTTTCAACGGACAGACGGTGTGGGAAGCGTTGAGCGGGCGGGTGCGCCCCAGACGGGATGCAGCACATGAAGCGGCGTATCAGCGTGGCCTGCTGGACGGGCGAGAATATGTCGCACCTGAAGTCAGGGCACCATATGATCCGGTGTCGCAGAAAACCCTGTTTGAAGCGTGGATGGACGGGGTGGACGACGCATGACTGACGCACCCCCTCGCGCGCTGGACTGCGATGCCTATGTGCGGCTTGCTTGCCGTCCGATCATCGTCACGCTGAACGGTATGCAGCAGCGATATGTTGCAGCCTATAACGTCGATGAAGGCTGGATCGAGCGTTACATCACGGACGAGCGCGGCAACCTGTCGATTTATGAAGACGAGTATCGGAGTGAGATTGTTCGCGGTATTGTGATGGTGTTTTGGGGATGAGTGTTACCACCGATCATATACTGGATGACATGATGGGTTGCGCTCGATGTGATCGAATGCTTCCGTCCGCTTGGTTTCAGGCGCGCTCCGATACAGGTCGCAAGCGAACTGTTTGCCACGAGTGCCGAATAAATCAGATCAGTCAATGGCAGACTGTAAACCGCGAACAAACACGAACGAATCAGCGTCGTTATAATCGCACGTTTCGCGGGCGAGCCATAATTCTCTTCAACGCCGCAAAAGCGAGAGCAAAACAACGCAGTGAAGATTTCAGACTAGAATTACATCATGTGATTGAAATGCTTTCTGTCGGAGTATGTCAACGAACTGGTGTAGAGTTTGAATACGAAAACACCGTAGGAGGCACGCAATCGCCTTACGCTCCGTCGCTTGATAGAATTGACAGAAACGGCATATATGAACCGGGTAACGTGCAGATAGTGTGCTTTTGGTATAATGCTGCGAAACAACAGTGGCCTGAACACATCACCATTGAACTGTGCAAAAGCGTAGCGAGGAAACACAGTGATAGCGATTGACAACGCTCAAGTTTGGGACTGCGAGTGTCTCCCTAACGTGTTTACGTTGTGCGCCACACCGTTGAACGGTGAGAGTTATAGTGTATGGGAGATCAGCGAGTTCCGCGACGATCGCGCTCAACTCATGCAATGGTTTAACTGGTTGAATCAAAATCAGATACCCATGATTGGATTTAATTCAATCAGCTATGATTATACACTAGCACACCTGCTGTTCACGCAGCCGAATGCGACATACCAGCAGTTGCACGCCAAGTCGCAGCAGATCATTCAGAATGGTTATGGCGACAACCGATGGGCACACATGATATGGGCTAGGGATCGTTTCGCTCCGCAAATTGATCTCATGTTGCTGCATCACTTCGATAACCGCGCCAAGACGACCAGCCTGAAGGCGTTGCAATTCGCCATGCGCTCGCAGTCCATCGTTGAGTCGGCCCTGCCGTTTGATCGGGCTGTCACCGCCGATGAGATTGAACAAGACCTGATCCCCTACAACAAGCATGACGTGCAGGAGACGAAGCAGTTCGCGCTGCACTCGCTTGACGCGATCCAGTTCCGCATCGGGCTGATCGACCAGTTCGGAATCGACTGCCTCTCGTGGAATGACACCAAGATTGGTGAAAAGATGCTGGAACAGCGTCTCGGTGACGATGTGTGCTACGACTGGTCGAGTGGCCGCAAGCAGCGCCGTCAGACCGTCCGCACGTCCGTCGCTCTGCGGGACATCATCTTCCCCTACGTCCGCTTCGAGCACCCTGAGTTTCAGCGGGTGCATCGCTTCATGCTTGACCAGGTGCTCACCCCTGACGAACTGGACGGGCCTGAGAGCACGGCTATCCGCACCAAGGGTGTGTTCACCGACCTGAGCGCCGATGTGGGCGGGCTGACGTTCCACTTCGGCACGGGCGGCGTTCACGCCAGCGTTGAAGCACAGCGGTTCCATGCGACCGATGAATGGCTCATCAGGGACATCGACGTTGCGTCCTTGTATCCCTCGCTGGCGATCGTCAACCGGCTCGCCCCGGCGCATCTCGGACAGGCGTTCGTTGCCGAGTATGCGAAGATCCCGGCAGAGCGCAAAGAGCACGCCAAGGGGACCTATATGAACGCGGCGCTGAAGCTGGCTGCGAATGGCGCATGGGGTAAGTCCAACAGCGCCTACAGCTGCTTCTATGACCCGGCCTACGCCATGACGATCCCGGTGAACGGACAGCTTCTGATCTGCATGTTGGTTGAGTGGCTATTGGCTGTGCCGACGCTTTCGCTCATCCAAGCGAACACGGACGGTGTGACGTATCGCATTCACCGCGATCACTTGGAACAAGCGAAACAGATTGAGCAAGCATGGCAGGATTACACGTTGCTAGTGCTTGAAGATGCCGCATACTCAGATATGTGGATACGCGACGTGAATAACTATGTCGCACGCGATACAGCGGGCAAACTGAAGCAGAAGGGAGCCTACTGGCACCCCGATCCGCTGGACTACGCAGGTAGCATCAGCACTGCATCACCGCCCTCGTGGCACAAAGACCACAGCAATATCGTTAGCGTGCGAGCAGCAGTCCTAGCGATGGTGCATGGTGTCGATCCGGCAGACATTATCCGCGCTCATACCGATCCCTTCGATTTCATGCTCAGGTGTAAAGTGGGCCGCAGTGACCAGTTGATGCACGGTGATGCACAGGTGCAGCGGGTGTTTCGCTACTACGTCGCTCGCAACGGTGCGCCGCTCGTCAAGGTGTCGCCACCTGTATCGGGTGGTGTGGTCGGGCAATGGAAGCGGGCGAACGGTGTGACCAAAGCCGAGTATGAGCGCGTGATGCGCGAGACTGGTGGCGAGTGGGACGGTCGGGTTTGCACGCAGAACCGGAGCAAATATGAGCAGCGCCGCACAACCGTCGAGAGTGGCTGGCTTGTCGCAGACTGCTGCGATGCTTCACAGTTCGATTGGAGCAACGTGAATTATGATTACTACATCGCTGAAGCTAGGAAGTTGGTGATACAGTAGCGGCAGGCCGCGCCCAACTGAGCACGCGCATCCAGTCGTCCAACTGCTCATACGTCTCAGCGAGCGAACCGTTGTTGTCAATCAGGATCATGTCAGGCTCAAACCCGATCGTCAGGCTCGGATCGGGCGGTAGGCCGCGCGCTTCAGCATCGACCCACACGACCACATCGAACAGCCGCCGCGATGCGCGGTATTCTTCGATCGAGCGCATCCCCACGTAGCAATCCGACACCCCCAAGACAGCCCGTGCGAGCCTGCTCAGGTCGTCAGCATTGTAGGACAGTATGATGTCGCGCCACAAGCAGCGGTGGTTCACCCGATCCTCGTAGCAAGCGTCCAGCGTGTCATAGACCAGCCCATGCTCAACCAGCGCCGGTCGCACCACTGTCTCAGCCAGAAACAGGCTGCTCGACCTGAAGGACAGCCCGTGCCGCTCAGACAGATACTCCGCGACAGTATCCTTGCCGTGCCGCCCATGACCGAGAATGAGCAGCTTCATTCGCTGCTACCCCAAGCAGGCACCCTGATGCGGGGCTTGATCGGCTGAATCGGGTCTTCAAGTTGAATCGGCATCCGCTCGCGCAGACCCCATCGGCTGTGCAGCAGGAACAGGTTTTGCTGCGGTGGTTCAAGCACCACACGCAGATCATCCCCGTATTCGCTGTATCCTGGCACCGAACCATTGGACAGCACGTTGCCGGGGTTGCCGCTGGTGTGATAGTGGCCGTGCAGGATCAGATCCAGCTTCAGCCCCATGCTGGCATACTGTGCTTGGATTTTCTTGGTGCCGCGCACGATCGGCAGGAACGGGCCAGCAAACCCCTGACCACCACCCGTCCCCATCTTGTCACCGTGGGTGTTGAGGACGTTGCGACCGAAGATCGGTGTCACCTGATCCTTTGCCGCACTCATCTGGAACGTGACACGCGGATCATCTGCGAACTCGCGCTGCACCATCGCGCCGATCATCATGTCATAACTGAGACGGCTGTAGAGTTTGGCTGTGCTCTTGGGTGTGTTTCGACCGTGGTTCCCCGGCACACATGAGACATGGACGCGACCGAACGCTTCGAGCAGGTGCTTCACCCCTGCGGTCACTTCCTCGACCATCGCCTGCACCTGCTCGTGGGCTGTCAGGTCATTGGTGATGCGCAGTTCTTCATGGATGTCACCGCTGATGAGGTCGCCACCGAGCGCCAGATAGGCACCTGTGCAGTCTGTATCGCTCGCCCAACGTGAGCCGATGTTGCAGGCGGCTGAGATGTAGCGGCGCATCCGCTGACGGCAGATTTCGCTGTTGAACGCATTGATGCCGTGGATTTCGTCGGGTGCGATCACCTCACCCATGTGCACGTCCGAGAAGTGACAGCCGACGACCGATCGCGCCTTACCTACAGACGGCACAAGCGCATAGGACGGCACCTGATAAGGCACGTCCCGCACGCCTGACAACTGCTCGACAAGGTGCTCCATTTCACCGACCGCGCGCTCTGACGCAGCGGCTTTCTTGCGCCAGAATGCCGCATCGTGAACCTCACGAGCGGGCGGCGGGGGTGGCGGGGCTGGCTGAGGTGCAGCAGGTGTTGCATCCGGCACGTAGCCGCGAGCGGCAGCGCGCAGCTTGACCGCTTTGAGCGTCTTGGACGGCATGGACTTGTGGAAGCCCAACTGGCGGCAGACTTCAGCGCCGTTGCCTTGCGCCGCGATCACCGCTTCGAGCACTGCACGCTGTCGCGGCGTGCAGTAGTCCAGCAGCGCCGGATCAACCTTCAGAATACCACCCATCAGAAAACTCCGAGAAACTTGCGACGACTCTTGCGGACTGCATCGCGGTCGCGTTGCTCACACCGCTCAACTATGCCGATTGCAGCACGTGTGCGCTCGTTGGCTTTGTCGAGTTGCCCGGTCTGAGCGTCTGCGAATACGATCCAGTCGCCAACGGTGGAACCTTGCGGCAAGTCCGCGCCCTGCACCCCCTCGCGCCATTCAATCGGCAGCAGGGTCGAGCAAGCAGTCGGCGTGCTCAAGATAGGCGGTGCGCTTACACAACCGCTCACGAGCGATACGGTCAAGGTCAGGATCGACAGGCGCATCAGCGCCTTGGGTGGAACGGATGACACGTTCTGTCTCCCTTGTGATGATGTCGGTGTGTCGCTCGTGCTCGATCGTGCGGCTGACGGTTTGGACTGCATCGGTGCCGCTGGCAAGGGCTGCTTCAGTCTGGTTCGTGCTGAGACGGGCTTGAGTCTTGGCGATCTGCCCGCTGGTGAGGCTGCTGACCAACCACCAGACGGCCAGGATGCTCAGGGTGAGCGCGGCGGCAATCCAGATCCAGCGCGCCACACCGAGCAGGGGTTTCAGGTGCCACATTACTCGACTTCCTCTGGCACGCGCCACTTTGCACGAATTGCGTTGATGACACTGTTGATCTGCGAACCGATGAGCGCGACGATGACACCTAGCAACTCACCAGCACCATCAGGAACACCGCGCAGGACAACAGCAATGAAACCGAAGCACAGCGTCAGCATCCCCAGCCCTGCAATCGTGAACATCCAGAACACGCTACCCTGCGAAAGCTTGGTAAGAAGATGCACCATCAGGCCTCATTCGTGGAAACCACGCCCCCCGCCATTTGCGGCAAGCCCTGCGCCGGTCGCCCCTTCTGCGCGGGCCAACGGATCGCCACCTTGCGCGACTTGGCAATCGGCATGATGTTGACCGCGTTGGACTGGTTGCCGCCCAGCACGTAGTAATTGGCATGGCTTTCGCCGACGAGGAAGCCGACATGCCCGCCGCCCTGCCGTCCGAACACCACCACCGCGCCAACCGTGGGCGGGCATGGCACACCCCAATCCGCCCAGGCCTTCGCGCGCGGGAACAGCTTGGGGAACGGCAAGCCCGCCGCCTCGATGCAATGGGCTACAAACAGCCCGCACCAGGGCGTTTCATCATCGGTGAACCACCCCGCGCCAAGCCGCTTCCACCCGTCCGCGATCCAGCGATTGTGCTGCGGTCCGGGGATTTCGCGCTGCCCGATCAGCTCGCGCGCCTCGATCAGCCAGAGCGGTTCGCGGGCCGTGGGCGAAGGTGGCACAGCAGGCGATTTTGCTGGCCCTACCGCTGCGCTGCTTGAGGGCTTGGCCACCTGCCCCGCGCGCGGCACGCCGAACGCATCCAGCAAGCTATCCAGCGCCCCGATACGCCGCGCGCCATCGGTCGGATCATTGAACACATCAGGCTTCACCTGCCGCACCGCCGCAAAGATCGGCGCTCTCGGATCAGTCATCGTCCGTTTCCTTTTTCAGATCATCCAGCAGCTTGCGGGCGCGGCCCAGCACGGCATTTGGCGCACCGCGCGACCGGCGCTCGACCTCCTGCCAAAGCAGCTCAATCACGGTGAGGTGCTTCGCCGATGTTTCGCGAAGTTGCACGCGAAGGTCCGCCTCGCGCTTTGAGCTTTCGCTCTCGCGTTCCTGGCAGGCCCGCAGCTCGGCCTTGACCTCGCCAAAGCCCTTCTCGACGCGCGCCCACAGCCATGCGATGCCTCCGCCCAGCAGGCCGATCGCGCCGGTCCCGGCGGTGATGATGGCAGCAAGCTCGCTCATGACGTCACCTCGCCAAACGTCTCACCCGCAGGCAAGGCGAATGCGCGATGGCGTCGGCCCATGAGCCGGGGGCGCTTCCGGTGTCGATCACGCCAGCAATTCCGCAAGGCCAGGGTGTTCACCGCACAACGAAGGCACGTCCTCGGCAGGAACCTGACCAGACAAAATGCACGCGGCGAGAAGCTCAAGATTGCTCATTTTTTTCCTCCAATTCGGCAATACGCTTTGCCGCCATTTCGAGTTGTTCGGCTTTAACTTCCTGCTCGATCACAAGCCGACCAAGAACGAGCGCAATTCTGTCTTGAGTGTTCATATCGTCTTCACCAGTGTGTTATCTACGTAAATCTCAACATTAGTTCCCGTCCAGCGGAACGAGAAAGCATTAGCCCCGCCCGAGCCGCGCCCTTGGATCATCGCGCCCGTGGTTCCATCAGCAGAGCCCGCCCAAATACCGTTCGTGTAAACGGAGTAGGGTCTGAAGATGAGCTGAGTTGCGGGCGTTCCATCAGGCATTTCGTCTGCAAAAATAACTGCGGCTTCTTCAATCGCGCCGCCTGCGGTCTTGCGCTGCCAGTTGATTACATGGCGTTCCGGCATTTCGATTGCGGAAAAGATGTTGGCACCGGGGTTTCGCTCGGCCAATGCCCCCACGCCGAACACAATGCCCGACAGCGCGCCGGGGTTTTGTTTCCAGCGGTTCGGGTTGGCTGTCCGATCAGCGGCAAAAGTGCCTGACGCGGGTGATGTATGCGCGACCAAGCAGCGGAAGATGGTGTTGGACGCGGTATCCTCACGAATGTCGCCAACAGCATAAGCCGTGCTGTTCGCCCAATTCGGATAGTCAAGTTGAAGCTGTTGAAGGCCTGTAAATCCGGCGATAGCACTGAGGTGGTTTACGTCAGAAACCTCAAAACCCTCCTGCGCAATGTCAGACGGAATAAGGCTCATTCCAGCGCCGCTTTGTACCCACAGACCAACCCCACCCTTGACACTCCCGTTAGTCAGGGTGTACGGGGTGGTGGTGCTGTTGTCCCCGAAGTTTGCAACAGCAAGTTCGAGACCTGCGGTGAAGCCGTCGCAGTTGGGCATTCGAGCGGCGTCCCCGTAGAGACCCCACGCTTGTCCCACCGGCATGTCATTAATCGCAAAGCCCGAAACGCCAATCGTGGCGGGCTGAAACGAGGTAGCAGCGGCAGGCCAGTTGGCGCGCTTAGATGCCAGAGAGTGTCCGACAATAGCCATACTCCCCCAATGACTATCGACACCAAGGGTCGCTTCGCGCGGTGCCCAATTGTGCAGAGCGCGAGTGAGAGGGGACAGGCCGGTGTAATCGAAATACCCACCGAACGCGCCGTTGAATACCGACCAATCTCCTAGGTAGGTGCGCCCACCATTGCGGAAAAACTCGCCGGAATACCCGACAGTCGGCGCAGCGGACGCGAAGAAGTTCGCAATGCGGGTCGCATCCGCGCCAGAGCCGTCATAGGTTACACTGTGATCTGACGGGGTGCGAAGTTCATCCAGCTTCGCCTGCACCGTGCGCGAGGATGCACCCGTGCCGGATTGAATGAAGCCGATCTTGTCCGCATCAATCCACGGTCCCGGATATTCGAGGTCTATGCCCTCATTGGCGATTGCAGCGGCAGCTACGGCAATGTCGCGGGCGGCTTCCGCATCATCCGCAAAGCCCTCGGCATCCTGCGCATGTTCCTTCGCGCTCTTGGTGCCAGCCCCGCCCGGTAGCGTGCCCTCAGCCCATGCTTGGGCGAGCGTGGCGGATGCGGCGGCGGCAGTGGTGTTCTCGCCCACCTGCACCGCGAAGGTCGTATCAACGGGGGTAACAGCAAAATTCGCCATTATGCAGGCTCCGTCACAAAACCAGAGACAGGGAAAAGCCCGCCGAAAATGCGTTCGGGCGCGCCGCCGCTAAGGGTCAGCAGGAAGTCGAAAATCAGATCGGTGCGCCCGTCACCGTCACTGTCAGCAGGCAGTGCGCCGGTCTGCGTCCCTGTCAGGCTGATCGGCCAAGACGTCACGCCGTCCGCAAACACGGCGGTTCCGACCGTGAACGTAGCAAGCTCAGATGTCGCATCAGGTGAGGCTTTAACCGAACCTGCAAGCGTGGCACCGGTCACGTTGCCGGGATAGGTCACGGTATGGCTGACCGGCAGGCCGCGAACCGTCATCGGCATGTCTGCCCTCAGACCGCCTAGTGTCGCCAGCCAAGTATCGTATTGTGTAGCCATGCCTGTTTCCTTAACCTGAAAATAGCCGACCCGCAATAAAATTAGGGGCTGGGTGGGGTGTCAGTGAACGGGTTGATCTCACGGCTTTCAAACAAACGATAAGCCGCAAGTTGAGCGGCCTGCCGCGCGTTCTTCACGAATTTGTAACGGATGCTTTTCGACTGCCCGCGCCCGTCTTCAGATGCACGGAGGGGAGGCGCGAAACGCGCTATTGAAGCGGGACACCAAGGATCAGTTGGCAATGATGGTGAGATCGAGCCTCGTGCTGCTGGTCAAAATGCGCGCATCACCGCTGGTGCGGCGAAGCTGCAATTCAAACGTTACCGTGGTGTTTGGCGTGTCGAATGTGCCTTCGAACAAGGGCGCGAAATCAGCCGCCACCAGAACGCCGCCGCTAATCACGGGCTGCGAGGGTAGCACCGCCGCTTCCACCCCGTTCAACATCAGACGTGCCTCAAAGTCTGCATTCGATCCGGTGAACGTGACCGCCTCAAAGAACGAGCCGCCGAAGCTGACGAAGTTTGCCGTGCCAGCGGGCGCATTAACTATCGTTACGCTGTCAATCGCCTGCCACAGCCCGTTGTCAGCCGTGCCGTTGTTGCTGACCACGAACTCGTTACGGATTGCAGAAACCGGCACGGGGTCGAGACTGACGCTACCGCTGGTTTCGTCGCGCTCCTGAGCAGTCTGACCAATTGCGGGTGTCGGCGGCGGTGAAGCGGTGCGACCCAAACAGAAGTCATGCTTTTCGTCTGTTTCAGTCATCAGTTCCAGCGTGACCTTCATTGTCACGGGGTCGATGTTCCTGCTGAGAATGATGCACTCGCTGTCGATGCCGAGTTCCGGCACATCAACATACAGGCATTCACCCGGTCGGTAGTGACGCAGACGCGGTTTGCAGACCAGCGTGATCGGACTGATCTCACGGCTGTCAAACAAACGATATGCCGCAAGTTGAGCAGCCTGCCTCGCGTTCTTCACGAAGTTGAACGGCCACACATCACGCTTTTCTTCACCGTCTTCAGTCAGGAATGTAGTGTTGACCACAGCACCTGCGTCCACCATCTCCCAATTGTTTTCAGGGCTGATGTAGCGCGGAACAACCGTGTTCAAGCGATCCCGATAGGACTGCATGGTGACAACTGACATTTCATCGTCTGTTACAACGTCGGTGGTAGTGACTGTATCGAGCGCCACCTTCGGTGCTGAATACTTGAAGGTCAGCACACCACCGGGGATCGGTTCAGCCCCACCAGCGTAGCAAATATCCTTCAGGTTCGCCCAGCGATCACCAGGCTCACCGATCACACCGAAGATTGTCCACTCGTTCGCATCGCACACGTTCGCCCACGCTGCGACTACGTTCCAGTCGATGCCATCGGCAGGCATTCCGATACCGAACACCCGCTTGCCGTTCTGATAGCGCCCGTAAGCATAGGTAGCGGCATGAAGCGCAGGGTTTTCAGACCACTCATAGGTGCTCTCATCACCGAGCCGATGCGAACCAGATCCACCGGGGAACGTGCTGTCTTTGCGCGGGTCATACACCAGCACCCACTGACCGTATGCTGCAAGTGGGTCAATGCCGCTGGCGAACCGCTTGCCGTCCTTGTCGAACAGGAACGACCACCCGATTGCCGCAAGACCCGACAGTTTGTGCGCGCTGGTCCATCCGGGCGTGCCGCTCCACTGCGGCGAGAGAGCGGTTGCTTCAGGTGTCGCGCCCAGCTGCGTGTCGGTGAACAGAAAGCCGTTATACCAACTCGGCACAGTCTCGAAGTTGATGCGAGGGCTGATGCTCTGGACGGGGCCGAGCGAATACACCACCGCCATGAAGCGATACGGGTTGGGCACTTTCTTCAGTGTCGGCCCATATGCGGTGTCGTGTCGCAGCACACCACCCACCAACCCCTCACCCATCGCGTATGGTGTTGGTCCGTTCGGGTCGATCAGCATCCTTGATACCGACCCTCGCGCCGGGGGCGGCTTGGTGAGCAACTGCGCGCCAATGCTAGCAGTGACTGCGACTGCTGCGAATATCACCGCAAGGATGGGATTACCTGTGAAAGTGGCAACCGTGGCGATGACACCAGCGACCTTACCGACAACTCGAAGTGCCTTAGCCATCAGACCCGCCAAGCCCCCTCAAGTTCGCCAAGTGAAACATCCAGCAGCACCATGTCTGGCACATCGTCGCGCCACCCGAACACCTTGAGCGGGCCAGCACAGATGAAAATAGCGTCGAGACCGCCCGCGCCCTTGATCAGCGCCAGATCACCGAGCAGCATGGAGGCGGGTGCAATCCGCGACAGGTGAGCATCCAGCATGTCTGCCACATCATTCCAACCGTTCGCCTGAAGCGCACGAGCAGCGCCTAGCGCGCTGTCAAACACGGGGATGTCCGGTAGATCGTAGCCCATTTCGGACAAGTGCGAGTGAGCCAGATGAACGCACGTTACACCTGACCAATCGAAGTCAACACCGCGATAGCGATCAAGGGTGCGCTGTGTCGCCTGCTTGCGCCTGATGAGGGGTGATACGGTTGTCATCTGTTTCGCACCGCTTCAAATACGTTGTTGAGCACGCTGGACCCAAAGCCTGTCGCCCTGCCCTGACCACCACCCGGCGCAGCCTCAACACCCCAAGCAATCGAGCCTGTCAAGCCTGTCGCGTTATCCTGTCCGAGTTCACCCGGCCAGACCGACTTGTGCCACGAAGGATTCATGGTGTTGCCGATGTTACGCTCGAAAAGCCGTTCAGCCAGACTGACGACTGAAACAGACAGGACGTATTCGCTCGCTGAACGCTTCAGTATCGTCTGGTCGAGTTGCCCATAGAACTCTACCGAGCCTGTGCTGATAACACCCGTGTCTGCATCGTATTCAGCGATGATGAATTGCACGGGTGATGTCTGATTGCCGGGTTGTGACAATTCTTCAGGTGCGCTGCTGTTCGGCGGTAGAATTGTCAGCACAACGGCGGGCACGATGTCCCCCACGCTCTCCGCCATTGTCTGCAATGCGCCGATTGTGCCGAAGACCGGATCATCGCTACGGTATGTCTCACCTTCATACACGAAAAAACCACCGTCGCAGAACCGAAGCGTGCGATCGGGCAATTCAATCTTGACAAGTCCGGTGAGAGCAATCCGGCTCATTTGCGTTCTTCAATCACTATCGAAAGCGGAACCTGTCGCAGATCCTCGTATGAGTAACTGAACGATTCGCCCACCAGATCACCTTGGACGAACGGTCGAGAGAGTTCAACACGTGCGCCGTCAGGAAAGGGTGCTCGCAACGGTGGCTCGATCTGAATCGTCGCTGTCCCCGTGTTGCTGGCCCGAACAGTCTCGAATACACTGTGCAGATATGCGGTGCCGTCGGCTTCAACCAACGTCAGCCAGTAGTCCTGCTTGGCGGTGTAGCCGGGTGTGAGATTGCGGACTGCGATGCTTGTGCCGCTCTGTCCTGCGCCGTCTACAACAGGCAATCCTGGCGACCCCTGCTCTTGCGGTAGCAGCACGTCGATCTGCACACCCTGCCGCTTGCCGCGCTTGAGACGACTGAGGAAGCGAGCAGCCGTTTCAGGGCGCATCACCTCTCGCGGCCACGTGAACGCCATCCTGTGCCGACTACCGGGGCGCTCCACACGCAGCGATGCAGCGCCGCGCTGGATCAAGCCGAAGTCCAGCATTTCAACAGTAGGGCGGTTCGGGCGCGGAAAGCGTGGTAGGACGATCATGCCAGTCGCCTCGTGTTCTTGAACGCGGTTTCATTCTGGCTGATGCGAGCGCCCGCCTGAGCGACCGTCGGCGCACTCTGACCGATGCGATCATCCACGTAGGCGTTGAAGCGCGGATCATCGGTTGTGACCCGCACCATGACAGTCTGCGGCTCTGCTGCTGTCACACGCACACCAAGCGAGCCGTCAGAGCCGCGCTTCAGCGGCATGACTGCTTCGGGGCCAGCCTCACCCATCACTCCGAAACTGCCGCCCTTGGCGAACTTGAACACTGTGGGATCGCTGTAGATGCCGTTGGTGAATGCGCCGCCCTTGGCGAACTCTTTCACGCTGCCACCACTCTTGCTGTTGTCGCCGCTCTTGCTCGCGCTGTTGGAGCCACCACCGCCACCAGAACTGCCGCTAGATCCAAAGTTGGCCGCGAGATTCAACAGCGAGTTGAACGCTTGATCGACAGCTAAATCCAACAAGCGGTTGATTATCCGGTTCACCACATTCATCACAGCGTTCCCGAATGTCTCCCACACGCTCTGACCCTGCTGCAAACCGGACACCATGTCACCAAAGAAACCACGGAGGCTCTCACGTGCATCATCGAAACGCTGCTGCTGAAGTCGCACTTGCTCGGTCAATTCGCCGAAACGTGCCGCCTGCTGCCGAACGCTCTCAACGTATTCGGGGGTCAACTCGATGTTCTCACGTGCTGCGCGATTGAGCAAGTCGCTCTCGATGCGATACGCTGTGAGTGCTGCACCCGTTAGGCCGATCTCACCGCGCGACCGCTCCATTGCAGCAGTCTGCAACTCAAGGTTGCGAGTGAAGTCAGCAGTGAACTCGGCTGTGCGGTTTGCCTCACTCTGTGCCGCAATGTTGCCAGCGCGCTCACGCAGCAGCAGAATGTGCTTGCGCATTTCTTCGTTCATGTTTTTCAGGTCGATCTTGCCGACACTTACGGCATCGTTCAGCAACTGCTGGAATGCAGCGGTCTCTACGAGTTGACGGCCAGTCAGCCCGATCAATTCGGACTGCTGCTCAAGCTCCCTGATCTGCTCCTGATACGCACGGGTCTGCTCTGCTACAGCTTTATCGACCTGCGCGCTCGCCATCGCCTCACCGAGACGCATCAGTTCTTCGCGGCGCTTCACGTCAAGCGTGATGCCCTGACTGGCTGCGTTGCGCAGCAACTCCTGCTGTGCGAGGAATCGCGCACCTGCCGCTTCAGTCATGCCGAGCGCCATCGTCTCGTCGGTGAGTGAGTTAATACGCTCTTGAGCGCGCTTGGTTAGTTCCTCGTAAGCCTTAGCTTGCCGCTCTGCTTCGGACTGCTGCGGTGATGCGCCGCCGCTAGCCCCTGCACCTTTCGGTGTGGCTGCTTTAGGCATGAGACCCCGCAGCATATCAGCGCCGGAACCGATGGTATCACTGACGAAGTTACCGATATCACCCACAACGTCGCGGTTTGCACTTGTGTCGAACTTAAAGCCGCTCAAGTCAATCTGGCCGACAGTCACGTCGAAGCCTAGCATTCTAGCGATGCCAGAGAACGCGCTGGTCAAGCCGTTGACAACTGTTTCGGCTGCGGTGACGATCGAGTTAAACGCGGTCATGAAGAATCTCAAGATCGCGTTGGCTACAGCCCTGACAGTCTTCAGTATGCTTGTGAACACACCGCCGAACTTATCGTTCAGCAAGGACATGGCGGTAATCACCAAGCCGATTGCAATGACGATGGCACCGAACGGATTGGCGGACGCGAACACGATCATCGCAACTGTGGCGCGACCGATCATCCCGTAGAGTGTCGCGCCGATGGTCGTCGCCAGCGAAAGCACGGCTGCAAGAATGCGCGGCCCGAAAGCTACAGCAGCGACCAATCCGAAATAGACAATTGCCTCAGATGCGCTCTCTGCCGCTGTAGCGAGCGTGTCCATGCCGTCAGCGACAACAGTAATCAGCGTCTTGGCTACCGACATCCAGTCCACCATTTGCAACCCTGCCGCGACAAGTGCGACAAGACCGATGGTTAGCACGGTGGTCATGTTGAACAACTGACGCAAACCAGCAAGCAGATTGCCCACACCGCCCTGCATAGCCGACGAAAGCTGCGTGCCCTGCTGCAATGCGATCAGCAGCGGCGACATGCCGCCCGCAGCAGTCACACCAATGTCTTGGAACTGAGCGGCGATGTTGCCTGGTGTGGACTGAAGCCGGTTAATGTTATCGTTCGCAGCTGCACCGAGACGATTGAGGCTGCTGGCTGCGCTGTTCGCCGCCGCTGGGACGGATGCTAGGCTGGCTCGATACGCTTTGATGTGAGCGTCTGCCGCACCTGTAGCGGTAGTGACGCGAGTGAGACCACCAACAAGGTTGTTGATCGGAGCCGACGCTCCTGCCGCCGCCATCTGCACGGTCTTGATCGCAGTCCCGGCACCGAGCGCAGCCTTGCCGAACCGATCAGTCGGCGCAACCGCAGCAGCCGCAGCAGCGCGCACCTTATCAACGCCGCTTGCTGCGCCGCCCGTGACGGTCGTGAGACCGTGAGCAGCAGCGTTGAAGCGCTCAATGCCCTTCTCAGCCTTCTGTGCGGACGGCACCAGTGCATCGAGCGCCGCCTTACCATCCTTCAGCGGGCCGGTGGGCATCTCGATGCCGAGACGGGCGATCTCATTCATTTCTTGCCCTTCCCCTTATCGGTGATGTCGGCGCGCTTCGCCTCCAATTCTTTATTCATTTCGCTGCAAAATGCAACGTCCATCGCAAACAGAGCCTCTTGCTCCCACGGATGGACGATCTCACCCGTGAGAGTGCGCCATGCCAGCCATTCGGACGGGGGAATGGGGTCGCACACACCGTCGTGCCCGCGACCGACTGTAGCGCTCACCTGCATGAACCATTCCCACACGTGCTCACACCCGTCAGGGATGTCGAGCGGTGGCGCTTCTTGGTCGAAGCGAGCATAGCCGTCGCGCCGCGAAAGCATCACCCCGTCGAATTTCTTCCAAGGGGTGTCATACCGTGCGTAAGTGGTGATTGCGTCGATCAGTCCGTCTTGGAGAGATCGAAAAAACTCTTGGTTTCACCAATCGCCTCTTGAATCTGCTCGCCGATCCACGTGAGTTCAGTGACAAGCGCGATGAAGTTTTTCTGGTTGTATTCCGGCTGCTCACCGTGGAACGCAGGCATGTCCGCTTCCTCACCGGTCGGGTTGTACCACTCCCAATCGAGCGTGCCGCCGAACATAAGCATGTTGGCGTTGCGTTCCAGTTCGTCAGCCTTGAACGCTTTGTTCTTGGCTTGCAGCTTCAGGCTCTCGTCGGTGATCTGGCGCTTGATGCGCTTCAACCGGTCGTCTTCGATCGACATGACACGGACGCGCAGGCCGATGGGCTGACCGCTAACCGGGCTTACGATTTCAATGGTGCGGTCGGTCGGCTTGAGGTTCGTCAGTTCCATGTGTTGCTCCTGTTAGGCTGCGCGGCGCATAATGTTGTCAGGGTGAGCGGATGCCATAGCGTTAGCGAACCAACCGACCATCCACCCGTCAATGTCTTCGCCGGGTGCATTTGATGCGTTAGCGTCGATACCGTTGCGGTCACGAGTTAGTCGCCATGCGACCGCCCACTTCATAGCATCGGTTTCGCCAAGTGGGTAATTGGGGTCAGCCGCCATTGCTTCGCTGACCTCTTGTTCAATGTCCGTCATGCGGTTGCTCCAAAGCAAAAGGGTGCCGACACACTGCGCCGACACCCTCAAACTGTCAAGGTGGTAAGTGGTCAGAGACCACCACCCGTGCCTGAGCGATCAGAGACCGCTGACCGGATCGACCTTGATCTGCTTCTGAACCAGACCCAGCGTGAAGATTTCGAGGTCGAAGTCCTCGTTGCGACCGTTCGGCTCGCGCGGGCCTGCCACCAGACCGCGATTGTAGCGGATGGTCGGCTTGCTGTCGGGGTCGGCGTCAGGCTTGTCCGTGCCCTCGATCTTGAAAGCGTAGTAGAAGTTCGTTTGAGCAGCAGCGCGCAGAATGTCTTGACCTGCATCGGACGGATCGCGGGCGACTTCGATTTCCGGCGAGCCAGCGTCGGTCAGACCCTTCGCCTTCTGAATGACCGCATCATCCCACGTGTCATAGTTCAGAATGTTGGTGTTATCGCCGGTCTCACCGACATTACCGACACCACCGACGAGCACCCAAGTCAGGGCTGCATAAGCAGATGCGTTCAGATCAGTTGGTTGCGGGGTGGCGCAGACATACAGTTTGCTGCCAGCGTTGGTGTTGAAATAAGCTGCGGCGACCAGTGCGGTCGTCTTGGCGAGGACGGTGTTCTTCATGGCTCAAGCCCTTTGCGATACGACTGGTACAAAATCGAAACGGGAAGCAGAACCTCACTGCCCTGCTCGATAATACCCGCTGGATCGGCTGTAGCATACACCTGAACGCCCGACAATAGGCGACCCTTGGTGAAGTAGCGTGTGATCGACTGAAGCAGCAGCGTCGGTGCGTAGATACCACCACCATCGTTCGGCCAGTGCAGCACCAGTCTTAGGATACCGCGATGGTTCTTCTCGTCACCGAGGAAGTCACCTGTGCGGTTGTTCGGGAGCCACACGATCTCAAGCCACTTCTGGTCGGCAGGTGGCGCAAACGCAGGCCCGCCCGACGTGCCAACCATCAGATACTTGACAGGCAGCGTCGGGCTGTCGCTCGCCGCAACTGCTGCGGTCACGGCAGTTTGCAGGGCTTCAATGATCGCTGGTTCGCTCATCCTACGTCGTCGCTCACTTTCTTGCTCGCCAGATCGACATACTTTTGCCAGTTTTGCACGGGTATGTCCACGAAACCATCGTAGGTGTTTCGAGCCGCCGCATACGCAGCAGTCCAACCGAAGAAAAACGTGTCACCGAGTTTCAGGTCCATGATGACAGCAGCGAGTGGATAACCGTCGAAGTCATCGTAGATGCCTGTGTATTGCCCGACTGGCGCATCTGTTGGGCGCTGACTTTCACCGGACGGCATTGATCCGATTGCGCCGCGACCTGAAGCCCTGAGAAAGCCTGTATCGACGCGCATCCGCCCACCCTTTGCTGTCGGGGTTTGCATGTCGTTCACCATGTCGAGAGCGGCAGTCTGGACAACTGCGAGCATTCGCTGCTCGGTCTCTTTGACCCAAGCGTTCATCGTGGCGCTGAAACTCTGGGTCATGTCACACCCACCCCAAACCGAATCTCATAACGAATCCTGCACCTGCAACCGATGATTTCGCGCGCAGGTGCATCAAGCGACACGTCATGCGGGTGCATCAGCCGCGCACCCGTTACAGGTGACACGAACGGCTCATCCATTCCGACCGACACCCCGTCCAGAGCGCGATGACTGTCGCGCACCCTGCCATCCCCGGCGCTGTCCCACACCTTGCGGATGGCGCTCAGTGGCCGACCATTGCGCAGAGCCGCCTGCTTCACTGCTTCATATTCGCCACGGTTCAGTGCGGACAGTGCTTCGGTGCGTCCGATCTGCTCACCGCGATGCTTCAGCGCGTTGTCCTTGTAGAGACCGATCAGTTTGTCCACTGTGTCCCCGGACAGCGGACGGCCTGTGCGGATTGCCTCTTTCACCACATCGTCAAACCGGCTCGCTCGCAGCCCCATGTCGAAATACGATTCATCAAGCGTCAGCAGTTTCTGCCGTGCGCTCTCGACCCAGTTCAACTGCTGTGCGGTCAGCCCGATGCTGCCACCCTCGCGCCGTCCTGTTTGCCGGTTCACCCGCCCCACGAGATCCAATGCGACATTGCGTGGATTGCGACCCTCACGCATCCCACGTTGCAATGCGTCACGGACGGACTGGCGAACGTCTTCCTCGATCTCGGTAATGAGACCGCTGGAACGCTGACCCAGCCATTGCTCTGCCGCACGGTCGCGGATGTCGAAACGAATCACTGTCTTTACTCCGTCGGCACCCGTAACATACTTTGGCAAACCTGCGATTAACGCAAGCCCGCCAGCCTCAAATGTCTGAGCGAGTGCGAAGTAGAAACCGTTGAACAGGGCGGGATTGAGACCGAGCGCACGTAGCACACCTGCTTCGTCACCGAGTTCAATCATGCGGATCACTTCGACAAGCAACGCCTCATCGCGCAACCGGCGAATACCGTCGAGTATCGCATCGCGCAACGCAGGCTCAAAACGAGCGAGTAGTTCGGTGAGTTGCTTCTCGGTCATCAGCGCCGCACAATCACAGTCCAAGACACCGAATCACCCGCAGCAGGGCGCGGCATCACCACGTTGATCTTGTGATCCACACCGTCGATGCGAATGAAGTGACCTAACACCGGAGTGGGTGATACACCGTCGTTCGGAATGCTCAACTGCTTGTCCGTGCGAACGACACTGGTGCCATCGACATATTTCGTGCTGACGGGACGTGCCGTCGAATTGATCGTGACAGGCGTGCCTTTGACGGGTGCAGCAGGTGCATCAGGGCGTGAACCAGCGGGTACAGTGAGCGGCACGTAGCGCACGTCACCTTGCTTGAACTCAGCGTGCAGTTCGGACGACACCTGACGAAGATCATCGTAAATCGACATTTAAACTTGACCACCCTGTAAGTTATGCTAACAACGCTGCGTCAACACAGGAGACACACAGTGACCACAACCAAGAAAGCCGCTGCACCCGCAGCGACCACCGCCAAGGTTGAACCGATCGTTGCAACGGGCGATCTCGACATCACCCTGCCGCCCAAGCCGACGCGCGCTGGCAACGGCAAGGGCAAGTATCCCTTCGACACCCTCGAAGTCGGCAAGTTCTTCAGCGTGAAGAACAAGACGCGCCGTGACCTCTACACCGCAGTCAACAACGCGAACAAGCGCTACCGCAAGGAACTTCCGGCAACCCCCGGCAATCCGCCGCAGGTGATTGTTGAGCGCGAGTTCTACGCGGTCGATGTGGATGCTGCAACGGCTGAAGCGCTCAAGGGATCGGCGCATGAAGGCGCGACCGTCCTGATCATTCGCAGCAAGTAGCCCCCCTCCCACTGCTTGCTGTGGATAGCCCCCGCGCTCGCTTCGGCTGATGCGCGGGGGTTTTTTCATGCGCGCACCACACCGCTGCTGATTGAGGACACACCGCCGTTGCCTTCAAGCAGTGGTGCGAGGATCTGACCGATGACCGGAAACTGCACCTGCACCTGCTCGGCACTCAGAGACAGGTATTCGGCGCTCACCGACCCTTCGATGCTGACGCGCTTGTAGCGGTTGGGGGTGTAATCGGACTGAAGCACTGTCTCGTCCTGCAAGTGTCGCAGGGCTGCTTCGTATGTGGCGTTCTCGATCTCGGTCGGGACGGTGGTTGCATCGACCGGATAACCTTCACGATCCTGCACCCAGCTGCGCGGCCAGTCGCGGGTCTGCTGCTGCCGGTTCCCGACCTTGTAGCCAGGCCAGCGATAACCGAACGCACCGTCGAGCCATTCGGACGCGACGAGCAGCGCCACAGTCACGTCATCGGTGTGATGCTGCGTCGTGTGGCGACCACGAGCAAGGTGATACGCTTGGAAGCCTGCTGCGGTGCCGTAGAAGTCGCTCATGTCACTCTCACGCTGAAGGGCGGCAGTTGCCCACCGCCCTCATATCATGCGTCAGCCCTGCGGCGCAATGGCAGCGAGAGCAGCGGTCGCTTCGGCTTCGGTGCCGTAGCCAGTGTCAGCGATGCCGAGTGCCGCAGCCGCTTCACCTTCGACCTTCTGACCCATCAGGTCAGCGATGAAGAACTTGCGGCCCTGCTTCATCACGATCAGTTGCGCGGGCTGCTGCGGTTCGGTGGTGACAGTGGGTTCGAGCACAGTTTCATCGGTGCTCGGCTCGTCAGCCAGTTCCATCGTTTCAGGGTCGAAATCCGACTCGTTGATGCGGACATGCGTGCCGTCACGGACGATGGTGACGGTTGGCAGAATGCCGTGCGAATATGCGACAGCGATCAAGGGAATGAGTTTCATGTCAGGTTCCTCGTTGAATGAGATGTAAACCTTACCACAATGAAAACGGCCCCGCCACCCGTAAGTAGCGAGGCCGTCTCTCGGTGCAACCCGGATTTAGCCGAGCAGGAGCGAAATATGCTCCGTTTTCGATGCGTGAGTCCCCCACGCCAGACCGATCTCACCGTACATCATACGATAGCCGGGATACACAGCGAACTCGAAGGTGAGGCCGCTGCGCGGATCAGTCACGGTCGTCACGTCGATCGCCAGATCACCCTGAACCGGGCGAGCAGGCGGGCGGGCGGCGAGGTGCAGCGCATCCATCGAGAAGCCGACACCAGCGACATTGTAGCTGGCCGTGCGGGTGATCGCAGTCGTCGAAGCGGGGATCGCCTGACGAAGACCCGGAGCAGCGAGGACGATGGTGCCTCCACCCGACACGTCCGCGTCACCCGACACGAGCAGGTAACGATTGGCATCACCAGCGAACGACACCACGTCACCAGCGACGAACGTGCCGGTGCCTGCCGAAGCGAGCGTGATGGTGGTCGCGCCGACAGCGTAGCCGGCGTTGTTCGTGGTTGCGCTGGTTGCGGTGCCTGCGGTGTGCGAGCGAGCCTGACCGGTTTCCTTGACCGAGAAGCCGAAGATGTCGAGCAGTTCGCCCTGACGCAGCGTCATCTGATCGCCAGCTTCGTTCACGCGGGTCAGGTTCTTCACCGAACGCAGGTTCGCACCGGCGCTGGTGTTGAGGACCATCGAACGACCGGTCATCGGCGCACCGTTGTCGTCAAGGATCTTGCGAACCTGAGCGACATCGTTGAGGTGATCGACACTGGTGCCAAACGGGGTGGTGCCAGCGGTGCCCCATGCACGCGATGCAGCGATGCGAGCAGTGGTCGCCAGATCACCTTCGACCTCGTTGGTGAGGGTGCGAAGCGCCTGAGCGATGATCATCGCCTGAGCCGACTGGTAGTTCGGGCCAGAACCAGCATTCAGAGCGCGCTGTTCTTCACCGACGAAGTTGAACTTCGCAGCACGTGCCTTGGTGATGGTCATGGTGCCGGTGTCGAACACGTTGTCGTTGTTCGAGGGCGGGGTCATCGCGGGAACGATGTCGCTCGCGGTCTGCGGCGGTGCGATCGGATAGGTGACGGTCTGGCCGACAGCAGCAGCTTCGACACCAGGCGCACGCATCACGGACGGAATATAACCGACGAGTTCGCGCGACACCACGTCCATTGCGGTGTAGATGTCACCGAGGATTTCGGTCAGTGTGTTGGCGTATGCGTAGGCGGACAGGTTGCCGATCATCGGCGCAGTGCGCGCACGCAGAATGTTCTTCATGTTGGACATGACGAGCCTCATGGTTGGAGATTTGGGGTTTTCGGCCCGTTCATCTCGAACTGCGGCTCAGTGCCCGATCATCACGATCTGCGGCTGAGTGTGAGTGATATGCTATGTTGCGGCGGGTGTCAAACCGGTAACACCCGCCGCACGCAAATTAGTCAACGACCTTCAGTTCACCCTTGGCGACCTTCTGACCGATGCTCGCCTTTTCCATCGGCCCCAGCTTGTCATAGTCGGCGCGCTTCATCACGTTGCCGCCGCCACGATTGCCACCTGCGCCGCCCGAACCGCTGCCGCTTGCGGTGGGTGCGCGCAGCAGTTGATCCTTGTCCTGGCGCTCGCTGATGAACATCTCAAATGCTTCATCGACCGAAGCGATCTCGCCGCGCGAGTTGTAGATCACATCACCGTTCGGACGCACCGGCACAAGCTGACCGTCTTCGATCTTGAAGCGATCGCTGTATGCAGCAGTGACGAAATCCTGCGGCACAGCCAGTCGCTCACTGAGGAACTTGCTGCTGGTGAACGCATTCTTGCGTAGCAGGTTGTCGCGGTCGCGCTCGATCTGCGTCAGCTTCTCGTCGCGTTCCTTCAGTTGCGTTTCATACTGCGAGGTGATCGACTGCTTGATCTTGTCGATTTCACCCTTCTCGACCATCTTACTCAGGTCGAGATCCTTGGTCTTCTCGATTGCATCACGCGCTGCATCAGGGTCGAGATCACCGAACTTGGCGAGTTTGTCCTGTGCTTCCTTGGCAGCGCGCCGATGTGCGGCACTCTCGCTGTTGATGCGCTGGATGTAACCACCCGCGATTGCGGTTTCCTTGCCGCTGTCGTCGAGCATGATCGGGTTACCGGATGCGTCAGTGACGAGGTTGCCGCTGTCGTCGGTCTTCCAGCCTGCCTTGTTGTCGTAGGCGAGCGCGGTGAGTGCCGTGGTGAGGCTCAGGACGGTGAGACGCTTCATGGTGTTTCCTCTGGTTGGTTCTGAGCGATACTTACCGCATGGATAGCATGGGTGCAAGCCCTGTCGGACTATGCCAACGGCTCCACGTCCTCACCCGTCCCCGGCGTATCAGCCAGCAGCCGGATGCGCTCACGCTCCATCGTGAAGTTGCTGGACAGGATGCCGCGCCGCTTCAGTTCCTCGCAATACGTCTCGTGGCTGATGTCGCCGCGAGTGCGGGCACTGTCCAGTGCGCCGAGGTCTTCGCCTTCCATCCAGTCGTCGAACTCTGCAAAGACGTGAACGGTCGGGTCATAGTCGATACCCATCCACTTTGAGGTCAGCAGCAGCGCGTTCTCAAGCGCGTTGGACAGCATCAGCGCCCACGCCTTCACCGCGCTCTTGGCCTTCCCAGCTGCGACTGCTGCTGTGATGACCGTGATGTTGCTGCTTGACGCGGTGAGCGGCTGACGGCCCAACTCGCGCAACCGGCGCTCGGTTGCTTCAATGCGCGCTTCGAGGAACTTGAGCGACTCCGAACCAGGCTCGACATATGCCCAATTCCCCGCAGGTCCACCATCGTCGCGCGGCGGCGACCACAGCACGCGGTTCGGGCCGACAGCGATCTTGGTCTGCGGCTTCCCGTCGCGTCCGTTCGGCGGCTTGATCCCGTTCGCAGCGAGCATCGGGTATGCAGTCAACTGGCTCGCGTGCTCAAGCCCTGTCTCCTGCCGGAACATTTGGATCTGCAACTCGACGGCAGCACGCATGGGCGGCACGAAGCGCCACTGACGGCCCTCGCGCCGCCCCGTGACGAACGGAACAAGCGGAATCTCACCGATGCTGATCTCACCACTGTCGAGCAGGAAGTATTCCTTCTGCTTCGTGGTGTCGTTGACAGCTTTCTGCCAGAGTTGCCATGTGACACCGAGATCAGTCCGCTCAAAGATGCGGACATGATCGGGATCACCCGGCTCGAAAATCTTGATGTAGGTCAGCACTTCGTCGCTGCCGATCATTTTGCTGCGCACGTCAAGGACGTTGCGAGCCAGAATGTGCGTCCAGTACGGGCGCAGACCCTGAGCGCGTGCTTCAGCGATGGTCAGTGGTCGATCCGCTTCGACCTTGCTGTAATCGACCATGATCCAGTCGATTGCGTGATTGATCCCGTTGAAGAACACCTGCGATGCGAAGACGGTCAGGTTGCTACCCGACCCATCCACATTGTAGCAGAAATCCTCAATCTCGTCGGGGATACCGTCATCTTCGGTGTCTTCGGTTGCGTCGGTCTGATCGCTGACGAGTTGAACAGGCTGCTCGAACGGCTTGCCTGCAAGCGATTCCGCAATGTCCGAATACACGTTCGTCATCACCGCACAGGACGAGCGAAATTTGTAGTCTTCTGCTTCCTCGTCACGGAACTTCGGCAGGAACTCGTCGAAGTGCATTTTCATGCCTTCGATGCCGTCGAGCACCGCATCCACCTTTTCGTGGTATCGGAACATGAACGCGCTGTCGGTCGAGCGCTTCTCCATCACATCGACAGCAACGCCGCCGCTGGGTGGTGCGGACGCATAGGCTGCGGCGGTGAGCGGACGGAGTTTCATGGTGGTTGGATAGCGTATCAGAGGCTGCGATGCAATCACCCTGAATACCCCCCGATCTGAAGCGCACCCGCGCCGCTGTTCGGTGCAGGTGCGAAACACATCACCGTTGCGTCGGCCAAGTTGGGGCTTCGCGTACCCGCAGGACTCTTATCGACGAGCAGGCGCAAGCTACTCGTGCTGCGCTTACTCTGCACCTGAGCCAATTCTTTCATCAACTGCGGCAGCACAGTAATGTCGGAACTCAGCGAAATCAACTCACCGCCATCATACAGGTCGCCGTGCGTGCGCGCTCGCCACGTCTTGTAGAACCGAGCGCGCACCGACCACCACGCCTGAGCCTTGAAGTTGTGGTAGAAGTCGCGGTTCAGCGGGCTGTTGTCGTCCCCCTCAATGACACGCTCGAACGGGCGCAACACCGCGCCGCCCGCGTTCCAAGGTGTCAGGACGAACTCATCCGCATCGACTGCGCCGCTCTCGACCAGCCGGTTGAACTCGCTCTTGACCCCCGACCCGATGCCAATCGCGTCATATTGAATCTCAATGCCGCGCAAGCGTCGGTCGCGCAGATCGGCCAGCATGTTGCGGGTCGTGACACCAGGATCACGCTCGCCCCAATCGCGCGCATGACGCAGGACGTAACCCTGTCGCAGTGCGATCGCGTTCTTGTCCGCACCCTCGTCAGCCACGTCGAGACCGGCCATCCAATGCTCGGACTGAGCGATTGCAGCGAGTGCCGGGATGTGCAGGTGTGCATCAACCGCTGCGGTGATCCACTCGTAGGAGATGATCGTGTTCTCGACCGCTGCCGAGTAGTTGCGATCCACTTCCTGCGCGAAGACGTGCTGCATCCCCTCGCGCTCGGCTTTGGCCTTGCGCTGGTCATACCATTCCTGCGTTTTCTCAGGGTGATCGCGCCAGTCCATGATGAACACTCGCGGCGTGCCCTTGGGTATCTGCGCTCCGGGATACCATATCTCGCCCGACTCGCGGCGACGATGAAACACGTTGCCGAGACCGTTCACGCTGCTGATGTCGATCTGGACATCGGTGTTGTCACCGAGCGCCGCTTCAATCAGTTCCGGTCGTTCGTAATGGGCCGCTTCATCCTTGAAATACCGTGACTTACGACCACCACGACCGATATTGTCGCCGCTCTCGCCTGAGATAATCGAGCCGTTTTCCTCGTTGATGATCTTCATCAGCGCTGTGGACCAACGGGGTCGAAACTCAGGCGGAAGGCGGCGGATAATCAACCGCATCTTCTCGAAAATGCTATCAGCATCACCCAGCTTGTCCACCAGATCCTGCTTGCGTGACCCCCAGCCGGTTGCGTCGTTCGGGATGTATTTGAGACACCAGACGCAGTATGCGCAGGCGAGCCATGTTGCACCCATGTCGCGCGCTTTTTCGATCAGACCGCTCTCACCGTCGCGTCGTAGCGCCTCGAAAAACTCGATCAGTTCAGCCTGTTTCGCAAAGAATACGAAGGGCATCCACTTGTTTTGTTTTTTCCGAGGATTGAACGTGTCGCACCAGTGCTGAATCCACTCAGCGGGACGTGTGCTGTAATATGCGTCGGCTGCTGCGAGTGCTTGTCGATCCTGTCGTAGCACTGTCAGCGTTTGAATGCGCCAAGCGTAAACACCCGTGTAATCAGGGGGCCATTCCTCGTGTTGCAACGTACGAGGCTTCCACGGTGTTACAAGTCGCTCGGTGTGCTCAGGTGGTGCGAACAGATCGGGTGTCACTCGTCATCACCGTCGATGCACTCGATCAATTGTCGCTTGACGCATTCCAGCGCACCTATCGTTGAGTAGCCACCCGGTTTGCCAGCGACCCAATAACCGCACCGAGCGGTGTGCAGGACGTAAACGGCTGTCAGACCAATAATCTCGCCGCGCTCGGCTTGTTGCAGCATGTCGCGCAGTGCATCGACCGTCGATTGCACAACTTCCGGTTCATAGGTGATAGCCCCCGGCAGTGCTGTAACATTGCTCACCCGTCATCTCCGATCAGTCGCGCGTATGCTTCACCTGCTTCGGTGGCGCTGACACCTTCAGTCAGAGCAGGTGCTTCCTGTGCTGCACGGTCGGCGCGACGGGACGGATTGTCGCCATCGTCCAGACCGAGATATGCCGCCCACATCTTGAGAGCGGCCATTTTGTCGTGTGCCTGAATTTTGACCTTGGTGCGGCTGTTGTTCAGATTGTCAGTCTGCTCGACCTCGATCTGCTTGATTGCACCGGACTGCTCGGCCTGGCGCAGACGTGCCATGTCGAACTGCGGATGACCAAGCGCATCGACGGTGAAAAACTCCGTCAGGTCGAACTGAGCAATCGTGACCACCTCACGAATCCAGTGTTCTTCGGTGATCTCATTCGCATCAGCGCGCTGCAACACCTGCTCGGTGATAGCCGCCTGCACGAGTGGTCGATCCAGCCAGCCGTGATGATCCCGCTGCCGCAGCGCGTCGGGCACAGGGTGTCGCAGGGCAAGCCGGATCGACCGGTTTGCCACCCGCGCCGCTTCAGCCAGTGCATCAACCAGCTGATCGACGAACCGCCGCTCTGCTGCTGAGATCTGACCGTATGCGGACTGAAACATGCCTTGTGGTGCCAATGCGTTCATTGTCGCACTGATACGGGCGATACACCCGTGGGGTCAAGATTTTAAGTGTTGTCTCAACTCAAGCACAAGCGCTTCTAACGCTTCCACCTGATCGCGCAAGTGCATCTCAGAACGAATTGTGCCGCTCGGATCGCAGTCTGTTTCCAGCATCATGATGTACCTGCGCACGTTTTCCGGCAGGGCTTTGAAATCGTCACTTGTGAGCCGTGGTCGGTCCTCAGCCATCATTCCACCTCATCAAACCGCTGACCAATACGACCGCTCGCTCCATAGCGACCCATGCCGCGCCGTCGCACCTGCTTGCGGTAATTCTCACTCGGCATCACTGTCACGACTGTCCAGCCTTGCAGCACGATGCGCTGACCACCATGCAGACGGACGAACCGAGCGCCGATCTCAGCAGCGCACCGGACGGCAGGGCTGTCGAGGGCTGTTGCAGCCTGCTCAGGTGTTACAGGTGCGACACGCTCGATGTAGCGCTCGATTGCGTGGATTGTTACATGCACGTGCTGCTCGTCGGTCATGGGCTGTATCGCAATGCGTTACCGAGCGCACCCTGAGCAGTGTCGCCGCATTGTATTACCGTGACGCGACCTGCTGCGTCGTAGCCAGTGCATTTCCATGCGTTCAGAGTCCTGCTGGTTGCTTCAGGGTGATGCAGCAGTTCGTATCTAACGGTCATCATACTCCCTCTCGCCTGTGCAGATGCGTGCTGCTACCGTCTCAACGATCTCAGCAATACCCCTGCGGTCGCGGCCATGCAACAGTCCGAGACCGATGCAAAGACTCTCAATGATGACCCACTGCGCCGCTTCATCCTGCGTGTGACGCGCGAGCAGCGGCATGACCTCTCGGACGGTGGTGTTGTGTGCTTGGCTGGGGGTCACAGTGTCACCACAGGTGCTTCAGCGATTAGACGAAGCAGTGTGTCGCGCTGTCTCAGTCGAGCATGAGCAGCAGCAGCATAAGCAGCACGAGCAGCAGTGTCAGCAGCACGAGCAGCATAAGCAGCAGCGCGAGCAGCAGCATCAGCAGCGCGAGCAGCAACATAAGCAGCAGCGCGAGCAGCAACATAAGCAGCAGCGCGAGCAGCAGCATGAGCAGCAGCGCGAGCATCAGCATCAGCAGCGCGAGCAGCAGCATCAGCAGCGCGAGCAGCAGCGCGAGCAGCAGCGCGAGCAGCAGCAGCAGCGCGCGACCATTCACCGCCTGCTGCGAGTTTGTCCATGCCAGCGATCACAGCGTCGATCTCGGGCATCTGCACGGGCAAGGCGCGCAACTCGCTCGCCAGAAAAGCCCAGTGTACCCGCGACAGATCCTTGCCGTCACAGCCGATCGCAGCAGGCAAACCAGCAAAGAAATGCTTGGCTTCAGCGGGCGGAAGTGCCTCAAAAATCCCTTCAGCGATCCGAAGCAAGGGTAGTGTCAGACCGAACTGCTCGATTGCCACCGTGGGGTCGCTGCTGTGGGACAGGCAACCGATGAAGCACCCGCGCCCGTTGTCCCAGTAGGTGCCCTGCACAACCTGATCGGCTGCAACGTGTGCTGCGACCTGAGCGGTGAGGACGTCGAAATTCTTGGTGAGTATGCTGGTGGTCATAGTGTGTCTCCTGTTAGTTGGTTGCGAGCCATTGGGCGATATGAGCGGGTGCTGTGAATGAACCATTCCGGGTCTGGACGGTAGCCCTTCCGCCGATCGGGGCCAGCAGCACACCAGTGATCCCCAGCATCTGAGCAACCGAGCCGAGTGGGGCACCTGTTGCGGTTGTGCAGGTCTGAGCCTGCATCGTCAGAGCGCGCTCACCTATCTCAAGCACCGTTCGGGCTGCGTCGATGTGAGCCTTTCGGACGTTGACCATATCAGGGTGGTCGAAATCATAGCCCTTCCACGATCCGGCGCGCTGCCGATGTTCAAATGTTGCGCGTGCAGCGCGTTCGACAAGTGCTTCACTTATCAGCATGTCTGTCTCCTGTGAGTCGCAACACTCTTACACGATGGTAAGTTTTAATCAACCGAAAAATATGTAGCGCTGCGGCGGGCGGATCGACCCCCGGTATGGGGGTGGGGTGTCGCTTGTTACAGGTTGGTAGGTTTTTAGCGGTTGTTGCGGGTGAAAAATTTGTGTGGCGGTAAGTAGCAACATTATTGCGGGGCGGGGGGGTCATACGCAACATTATTGCGCAATCGCCGCAAGTCATTGAATTTGTTGAGTTTTACCCATGTGGCCGCCTGGCTGGCAGCTGCTCGATCTGCTCAGGCTGCTCGATCTGCTCAGGCTGCTCGATCTGCTCAGGCTGCTCGATCTGCTCAGGCTGCTCGATCTGCTCGATCTGCTCAGGCTGCTCGATCTGCTCAGGCTGCTCGATCTGCTCAGGCTGCTCGATCTGCTCAGGCTGCTCGATCTGCTCAGGCTGCTCGATCTGCTCAGGCTGCTCGATCTGCTCAGGCTGCTCGATCTAGCAGATGCAATCCCCTGCTATTGCAGCAATTGACGCAATCAGGGCAAATTGCGCAATCCGCTGCAAGAATTAAGGTTGACTGCAATTGCGTTGCGGATTGCTGCAAAATGCGGGATGCGGGAAGGTTGCGGCGATTGCTTTGCAAATCGCGTTGTCACAATTCACCTGACCCCAACTTTGTATGAGTTTAGGACGTATTCTGATAGTATACATTATTATATATTATTCATAAAGTGGGGAGTCAGGTATATTGAAAAGGTGTTAGATTCGCAATAACAGCGCTGCAATATGGTTCGATTGCAGTAAACCATAAACCTTGCGACGATTGCGACATACTTTTGTTCTATCAATCGCCGCAACCTTCCCGCATCCCGCATTTTGCAGCAATACCCTATAATCCCGCAACCTATAACCGCCACACTATGCAACGATTGCAGCAATCACATACAATTCACAAACTGCAATGAAAGGTTAAGAACAAGATTGCAGCAATCGCCAAAGATAGCGCTTGACGCATTGCGCCTATCGCGTCACTGTCTGGCAGTATGGTGCACCGCGCCGCAAGCACTAAGGCGCGCCGTGTGGAACGGAGTATCTGAGATGCATGGACTCGTATATCAACGCATTGCAAACGCATTGCAGGCAAGCGCTACGTGTGAAGCGCGCGGCAACATTGAATGGCGCGACATTTGGCAGAATAGGCTTGACGCTATAGAGCGCGACATCCTGCCGAGCGGTAGCGGATTCGATTCAGGCTCTCAAATTGACCGTGATAGCACAAACAAGCGAATCGTGATTGAAACCGCTTTTCACCACATGAATGAAAACGGCTACTATGACGGATGGACTCACCATAAGGTAATCATCACGCCTTGCTTGTCCCATGGGTTTGAATTGCGCATCACGGGCAGGGACAGAAACGCAATCAAAGACCACATCGCGGATTGTTTCTCTCACGCGTTGCGCTTGGACTACCCATGGCCGCAATGACTAACGCCCTAGCATGGCTTGTCCTGACAGTAGCAGGAATCGCCGCAATTGTATCACTTGCCGACTCGCTTGTGCGGGCTTGGCATGCATGGGTTGACCTAACAGACGGAGAGTAACCTATGGTACGGGTAATTGAGACTACACTCTATGCATTCGACGAATTGAGCGATGAGGCAAAAGAGCAAGCACGCGATTGGTATCGCAACGCCGGTGACTGTTGGGGATGGGCAAGCGATTGGATTGCCAGCGCACAAGCCTTTGAGCGTATCGCGCCGATTAAGATTCGCGGATGGGACATTGAGCGCGGTAACGTGAATGTTGAGTGGTCCGGCCCCGATTACGCGTGCCGCTATGATCACTCCGACGCAATTGGCGAATTGTCAGGCTTGCGCGCTTGGAAGTGGCTGCAAAATAATGATTGGTTCAAGTGGGCGCACGATAACAAGCAAGGCGCGTGTAATATGACCGGCTATTGCGGCGATTGCCCGTTCGGAGATGCGATTGCAGCATATGCCGATAAGCCTTTGAGCGTGCCGGATCTTGAGCAGGTCTTCTATGAAGCTTGTCAGGCATGGGTGTATGCCGCGCGCGACGACTTGGAACACAGTTACAGCGACGAGTCAGTTGATGAGCATATCCGCATTAACGAATATGAATTTACGGCTGAGGGAGATGCGGCATGAACGGCAAGCGCAACAGGTGGTCCGTAACGTATGAAATTGTCACGCCTGAATCAGCTGAGCAAGGCGACGCGGAAGAGCGCGGCTATATCTCGCAAGGCGTGACATTGCGGGAAGCTATCACGGATTTATTCAGCACGCGAACAAGTCAATGCGAGGGCGTGACTGCAATTGAGGCAAACGACTCAGACGCAGCGCGCGCGCGATGGATTACGGTCTATAACGGCGATGAGTATCTTACAGGCGCGCGTGAGAATCGCAGTTTGCATATGCCAGACAATTTGACATCTGCTAGCCGCGCGCGGCTTGTGCGATTGTTGGAGCGCGGGCAATGGTGACAAACGCACAATGGGCCGTAGTGCCTGACTTGCGCCCCTGGCGCGGTGACACAAGGCGTAATGCCGCGCCATACGTCCTGACTGACTCGCAGTTTTGGGACGGATACAACCTAGCGTGCTACGCAAAGCGCGAATTGAACAATCGCGGCATTGCCTGCTACGTGGAGCTACTGCAATGACCCTACTAACCGCAACACTCAGTCACCACTACACCCGCGCATCGATCGAAACAATCAAGCGGCACGCATCATCTCAGCGCGGCTTGTGCCAGACTAGCGCGTTGCGCCTGCTACGCCGCAATGTTAGAGACGCGGCACCTGGCACGAATCGCGCGCTGCAATGGAGCACGGCGCGGCAAGTGTTGGAATTGATTCAGAGAGGTGAGGTATAGACATGACTCAGAAAGCGAACATCACGGCAATGCGTGAGACATCGCGCAACATGTATCGAAAGGATGCGCTATCGCGTGAAATAGCCGTGCTAGATCCGTCCAATGGATACGCAATCGTCACCGCGCGGCTCTATTATCCGGGTAACACGGCCTATGCGTGCATCTGGATTAGCAGCACGTCCAAAACGCCTTACGCGCGCGGCACCGGCAAAGCTGGCGGATACGGCTATCATAAGGAAAGCGCTGCACTGTCTGAGGCTATCGCCGATGCGGGAATCAAACTGTCCGAATGCATCTCAGGACGAGGTGAACGCGCAATGCGCGATGCGTGTGAAGCAATCGCCCGCGCTGTAACCGGCAAGCGGCGATTCATCGTGCATGAGGCGCACGCCTAGCAGTGTCCTTCGCGTTGCGGCATGTGCGAGCGTGCTGCAATCGAATAGCATTGGAAAGGGTAACACTATGACTCAGAAATACTATGACACGCACACGCCAGACGGTAAGTTTAGCTATCTGATTCCTGCTGATAGCAGTTTCCAAGCGCGGCAACGCGCAAGCGCTCGCACGCGCGGCAATGTCCCGTATATCGAATTTATGGCGATTGCGCGGGATGAGGTTAGGGTTGCACCTGTCCCCTTTGCGGGATTCTATAACAGCACGCACGATGATAACTTGCAGCAAGCGCTTGAGTCCCTTGCACAAGATGAGGGCGGCGAAACGATTGCCAGCGAATTGGAACGCTTAGAGCGCAACATTCAATGGCGCGCTGCAATGCTCGCCTATGCGCAGCTGTATTGCGAGCGCTTGGCAGATGAAACAAGCGCGCAATGGGAATTTGCGAAGTTGGATTCACCGCGCGAATATAATTTTCGCACTGATGAAATTGACGTGACTGTCAGTCTGGCAGAATTGCAGCGAATGCTTGACGCGGTGGATCTTGCAGCGCTGCAAGCGCTTGCTACTGATAGGCTGTCACCGCACTCTGGATTCATTCCCTTCTATTCGTCCCAGGTTGACGATTGGGGCGCGCTAGAAGATTGGGATTCTCCCCTGCTAGGCTTGCTCATCGAATGCTACTGCGATTCAATGGATCAGGACAGGGAAGCGCGCGATTGCTGGCTTGTTGACGATTGCAACAGCGATGTCACGGCATGCATAGAAGCGGGATTGCCAGCTGAGTAGCGAATCCCGTTAAATCCCGCGCCCTGTAATAAGCGCCGCGTCCCTAGTGGATTGCGGCGCTTTTTTCATTGCGTGCCAAGCCTGGGAGATGAGTAACATGACAGACGGTTGACGCGCCAGGTCCGCTCAGGTCCGGCTGTAGCCGCGCATCCCGCTCAGGGCCGCTCAGGTCCGGCTGTAGCCGCGCATCCCGCTCAGGTCCGCTCAGGTCCGGCTGTAGCCGCGCATCCCGCTCAGGTCCGCTCAGGTCCGGCTGTAGC